GGGGCAAGATCAAGGATCATGGGGGCCTTGATCAGGGATCATGAGACAGGGTGCCCCTGCCCCCTGGCCCGGGTGCGGGCACAGGGGGCAAGGGGGGAGGGGGCTAGTGGGTCAGGCCAAGGTGGCGAGGAGCAGAGCCAGAGCTGCCAACCACCAGGCCAGGGTAGAACGCTTCATGATCGCGCCATCCTTGTCTCGAACCGGCGCCGGGCTCGCCGCAATGCCTCGTCCCGGAACACAGGCCAGGCCTCACCCATCCCAGCATCGGTCAGGATCTCCCATGCCTGGTGCGGATGACCGGCCTCCCATGCCCGGGCGGCCTTGCGGAGCGCCCTGGTGCGCACGGATCGACTCAGGGGGACCGGTTCAGGGCCCCACGGTGATGGTGTCGATCATGGTTTCTTTGATCATTGGTGCTCTCCTTTCCGGGACAGTCCCCTATGGACTGTCCACCGTGGACGGACGCCGCTTGATAGACGCCCGCCCGGCGATCACCGGCAGTAGTGATCGCAATCGGAACAATGGTCGCATGACTCGCATCGGTGGTAATGCGGACTATCCGCCGAATCAGGGTGTGTGTCGCAATCCTCACAGTAGCCACAACAGTCGTAAATGTTGTGATCACCGTAGCACTGCTCGCACCCGTGATCATCGCAATGATCACAATCACCCTGGCACCGGTCGTCGATGCAGTCGTCGCACTCACAGGTGCGCTCCTGCACAGGCTCCACGGGCGCCTCTGTGGGCGCCTGGTACTCGGGTGCCTCGGTGGGCTCGCCCCGGCCGGCTAGCTCCAGACGGAGCACATCAGCACTGTCCCTGTCGCAGTCCCGGCAGCACGTAGGGCGCCCATGGTGTCGCAGCAGCGCATGGTCACGGATGTACTGCTCCCGGGCGTGCTGCTCGCCTCCGGGCTCCTGTGACAGGTCAGGCTCACGCCCGGCCCACTCACGCCACAGGGCCCGGGTCATGCCGGGCACGGCGTCCCGGATGATCCGGTACACCCACGGCCGGTACGACCGGTAGTCGCCACCGGGGCCGACAACCCTCTCGGTGTCGACCACGATGCGCCGTAGCTCTGCCTCTACGGCCGGTGACACATTCAAGGTCACCAATACTTGCTCGGTCATCACTGACCGCCTTTCTCCGTCCACGGTGGACGGACACCGTGATCAGTCCACATGGGACTGATCACGATGCTCTACCACCGTTGATCAGTAGACCCCGGCCGCCCGAAGGGCCTGCCGGTCGGCCGGCTCCACGCGCGGCGCGTCAACGCCACGCGTCGGGTACCCGGCCGTGTCTCGGCCGTCAACGTCCACGAGCCCATACGCAGGGTCGTAGTCGTACCGGTAGATGGCGTCCCCCAGGGTGGCACGCTGCTCCCTGGTGAGCGACTGACGGTCACGCCCGTTGCGGTCGTAGCCGTCACGGTCGTAGCCCCACCGGTCGAACCGGAACCGGGCCCGGTACTCGTCGCTGTCGCGCCGGTACCCGTCGCGGTGCACGCCGTCACGGCCCCAGCCGCCAGCGTCGTACCCGTCCGCGTCGTACCCGTCCGCGTCACGCCCGTACCGGTTCAACCCTTGACGGTTGAGCCCTTGACGGTCGTACCCGGCCGCGTCGTATCCGTCACGGTCGTAACCGTCACGGTTGCACCCACTGTCGCGGTGGAACCCTTCCCGGTCGTACCAGTGGCAGGACCACCCGTCCGAGTCCACGAACGTCGTGGAGCCGTCCGGCGGGCCGTCCGGGAAGATCCGAGCCATGGCCCCATTGAAGGCGTCACACCATCCCCGCCGCCGTGCCTCACGCACAGCGCGATCGATGATCGCCATCTGTACCGCGAGGACTTCCTGATCTACGGTCGTTGCTTGATCGGACATGGCCCGATCTCCCTTCCGTCCTATGTGGACCCTCCACATCGGACTAGGGCCCCGGTACCGTTCGACGGGTACCGGGGCGGAGGCTCACGCCTCGGTGGTGCTGGCCTCGCTCGGGCTGGTCAGGGCGCTGTACTCCGACTCGGTGAGGGTCACGGTGCGCTCCCCCGGCTCCACGGTGACCGTGAGCCCGGTGAGCGTGAAGCCGTTGTCCCGGGCGGTGCGCTGGAGTGCCTGCTCCACGTCCCACACGGTCACGGTCGCGCCGTGGTTGGTGATGGTGCCGGACACGGTGACGTTGGCCGAGCGGCTCTCGTTGAACTGGACCATGGTACTGTCCTCTCTGGACTGGTGACTGTCCCCATTGGACTGTCTACCGTGGAGGGTGGCGGAGTCGAACCGCCGTGTACCGTGGGTGATGGTCACTGGATCTCACAGGACCACGGTCGCTCTCCCGTTGAGCTAACCCTCCGCGCGCACCCTGACCCCCGTGACCAGGGTGCGTTCCGTGCTAGATGACCATGAAGCCCGGCCCGTCATCCGGGGCCCTGTGCAGCGGGACGTACGCCGGCATGGACGACAGACCCGGGGCCACGTCGAGATCCTCCGACGTGACCAGCGCACCGGACTCGGCCAGCATGTTGATCATGCCCTGCGCCTCGTCCACGCGTGCCTGGTAGCACTCGTGCGCGGTAGCCTCGTCCGGGTGCCCGTGCGCGTCAACGTCGCCGCTGTCGGTCACGATCACCACGGCCAGGCCGACCCGCGCGAAGGTGCCGTGCGCCTCCCCGAGGGGGGTCACGACGTCCACACGCTCGGACTCATCCGGGCCCATGCTGTCGAGCCACGCCCGGGTGTCCCCGCGCGCCATCGCGTCTCTGCTCGATGTGCTCATCGCACACTTCCTTCCTGGCCGGGCACCGTGCCCGACCGGGGTCCAGCGTACCCCACCCCTCCCCGGTAAGTTGATCACTAGGGTGTGACCTACGTCATAGACACCCACCCCTCCCCGGGGTACACTTGAGGCTCGAACGAAGGGAGGGCCCCATGCCCGCACTGTTCACTACCGACCACAACGGCAACCCTGTCGAGGTGGACATGGATGAGGTGTACGACATGATGGCCGAAGACGAGTACTACTGCGTGGACGGGTGTGAAGTTGAGCCTGATGGCACCTGCCCGTACGGGTGCGCGTCGCTGGTCATGGTGGCCGGCATGATCTAGCCAACATCACGGTGGGTCATGTTTCACGTGAAACATGGCCACGCCGTGACTGCCCAGGAACCCCCTGGACAGCAGGCACGAACGGGAGGCCAGCGATGGCCGAGGGAAGCAAGATCCGTATCACGGACGAGCAGCGAGCTATCCGAAACGCGCTCCGTAACGACCTTGGTCGGTACATGAGCGCCCGGGTGGCGCAGGCAATGATCGACCTCCGGGCGACCGGCATGGGCGTCGCGGACGTGTGTCGGACGACCTCCGGGGTCCTGCGGGACCTCATGGAGAACGGGTGGGTCAGCGTCGAGTACGACTAGGGTACAGGCCCCCGGGCGACCGGGGGCCGTCCACCCTGGACAGTGAGCAGGGATCATCGAGGCTCAACATCATGGCCGTGCGAGGCAGGCACCCTGCCGCCGTTGGCCGAGTCCCGCCGCGGGCAACCGTGTAACTCGGGCCGGGCACGCGCACCCGGGGCATCCCCCCGTGATCGATGATCCCTGCCGACTGCCCAGCGTGGACAGTCGAGTTAGGAGTGATCATGTCCGAGTCCGAGCACTTGACCAAGATCCTCGACGTGCTCCACCAGGCGATCGAGAACGGGAAGACGGTCACGATCAAGGCCGATGAGATCACGATCTCTGAGAGCGAGGCTACCGCCTCCGGGCTTGAGATCACGATCGAGTAGCCGACCACCGAGCATGATCGTACACTGTGGACACTCCACAGTGTACGGTCACGTCCGACGGTCGGACGAGGAACGGAGCAAGGATCATGGTAGTGCAGTGCACCGACCAGTACGGCGACACCCGGTTCTACCGGGCCCCCCGGTGGGTCCAGCGCAAGCTGGGAGCCCGGTGGGGCCGGCTGACCGGTCGCTGGTACTGGTGAGCTTGACCATCGCCACCCATGGCGCCGGGAGCCCTGCGCCCGGCACCGTGGCACCCGATGGTCGGGTGAACGGATCATGAAGGGAGGCTCCACAATGGAGCCGATCAAGGTCACGCTGGTGTGGACCAAGGAGACCAAGGGTACGCACCGGTACGACATGCCAGGCAGCGACACCGGTGCCCTGCGCACGCTGTACGTGCCGAAGGCGGCGCTGCCGCTCCCACGGCCCGACTCGATCACCGTGTCGGTGGAGTGGGATGCCTGATGATCAAAGCAATAATGATCATCATGGTGTTGATCACGTTTCAGTTAGAGATCATCGCCTGGTCACTGGGTGCGATCAGGCGGACGCTCGGACGGATCGAGCACAAGATCGGGAAGCCCACTGTGGAGTGATCACGGCACCCGGTGTCCACACAGGACCCCGGGTGCGGTGACCGTCCACCGTGGACGGAGAATGGAGGCGATCATGCCTCGACGGAAGATGATCGAGAGGGTCACATCGACCGTGCCCGATGATGGGACGGTGCCAGCCTACCGGTACAGCCCGGGCGACCGGCACACGTACGTATGGGACGGCGGAGCGTACGCCACCGTGTACCGGCACGAGCTACACGCCGAGACCGGGCAGCTCCTCATCCTGGCCACCGGTGACCTGATCGACATGACCGGGTGTCCGCGGACCTTGACTGGGTTCGCGGCTCGCGTGGATGAGTGGCGGGCAGCCCACTAGCCCCCTCCCCCCTTGCCCCCTGTGCCCGCACCCGGGCCAGGGGGCAGGGGCACCCTGTCTCATGATCCCTGATCAAGGCCCCCATGATCCTTGATCTTGCCCCCTCGCCCCGCCCCATGGCCAGCCCCCTGGGGCCCTGCGCAGCCAAGATCCATGGCGCCCTTGACCCCCCACAGGGAGCAGGCACCCGAGGAATCAGTGGATCATCGCACCCGGCCCCCGCTAAGAAAAGGGTGCCTGAACCCTGACGCAATGGTCCATGACTCCTCTTCGATGTCTTAGTTGAGTGGACCAGGCTCAGGTGCCCGTGAGGTGTCAGGGACCCTGGCACGAGCACACAGTCCTTCTGTGCATGTTGATATGCATCTTTGCCCTGGTGCATGTTGATATGCAGGAACCCGGGTCTGCATGCTGTTGGCATGGACGAGTTGACCACCCGAGGCATCGCCGACGACCAGATCAGTGAATCCGCACCCCTCGTCCGGGCCCTGGTCGTGGAACGGCTGGAGAAGATCTGGCGCACCTGCGAACCCTGGATCATCGGAGCCGCCGGGAAGCCTGATCCACGCTTCATCGAAGCCGGGATCAGGGTGTGTGACCGGCTGGCGAAACTGTACCGGCTTGACCTTCCGCAGCCGGGTGCGGATCAGCCGGACGGGGACCTGGTGCCGAAGGCGGAGCTGGTGATCCGGGGTCTGGCTGAGCTGGAGGCTCGGATGAACGAGGGGACGCTGTGAAGGATCTCCAGTTTATGATCGCGGGGTCCTGATCCGCATCGATGTACCGGGCGGGGAGCCTGGTGGTGGTCAGGGTGCGAGACATGGCCGCGCACATGTGGTTCATGTCGGCGATGGTCATGTTCTTCAGGGGGCCGGGAGCGTACCCGTACATCCAGTTGATCAAGTCTCGTTCCAGGGCCCCTCTACCTGATTCCCTGGTCCAGTATCCATCGTCCAGGTGCCACCAGCGCATCTGAAGGTAGCGGTACAGGCCGCCTTGATCGGCTAGGAACCTCCGCACGACCTCCCCGTACTCCGGTTTCATGTAAAATGTCCCCTTTTGTCAATAGTAAGTTGATCTGTAGGTGGCGTAGTGAGTTTCGGAAAAGGTCCCCAGAAAAAAAAAATACCATATGTAACAGGTTCAGGAAAAAGGGTCCAGGGTTAGGAAACGATGCGCCACATGCGCCACCTAATGATCAACTGTATATATCGGTGATCAAGGGTTCAGGGGGCGGGGACAGGGAGCCTGATCGATGGAGCGGGGGGCCGGGACAGGGAGCCTGATCAATGAAACAGGACACCTTGAGTCCTGGCATAGGGAGGGGTAGGGTGGGGGGATGGTCCTGAACCTCATCCTGGCCCTCGTGACCCTGTCCTCAGCCCTCAGTACCGCCATGGTCATGGTCAATAGGGAGGTGTCCCATGCCATCAAGTCCACCGTGAAGCAGTACGGATGGGCAGGGTGCTCCCTCACTATGGTCTGGATGACCAGCAAGCTCATCGTGGCCGGGCTCTGGAGCCTGTACGCGTACCAGGTCCACGAGTGGAGGTTCGCGGCCATCATCTGGGTCCCGATCATCTTCCGATGGATCGGGATAGCGGCAGAGAAGGCGAAGGTGATCAAGACATGAGAGTGGTGACCTGCCCCAACTGTGACCAGGACATCCCGCTGGAATCCCAGCCAACAGTCCGGGTAGACCGTCGGGGGCGGCTCCTGGCCGATGACCAACACATGGTGGCCGTGTGCCTGGACGATGGGTGGATGGCCAAGGGTCACGTTAAAGATCAACGATTCGTCATCGATCATCAGGCAGGAGTCCGGACCCAGGAGCATGATGAGACGAGCTGAAGACGGGGACTACGACGCCTGGGGTGTTGTTCTCCCCGGCGGCAAGATCAGAGAGTTCGGCAGCCTGGACAAGGCCGCCACCTTCCAGGAACGTATGGAAGGACAAACCATCATGACCCCCGAGGGCACCTGGTTCACCTGGACCGGGTTGACCCTCGTCCACCGCCACATCCCCGCGTGGGAGGACTACAAACCGGAGGAAAAGTGAGATTCCCCAACCAACTCCGCAACAAGGCATTGACGATCTTCGCTGCACTGACCCTCATCGGGGGAACCGCTGCCGTCGTCAACGCCGCCACCAGCAGCCCCGCCGTCGCCTACTCGTGCTCGCACTCCTGGACCGACCCCAACATGCTGCCGGACTGGGGGACCTGGCTCCCGGCCCCCTACTACTGGTTCCAGTTCGGCAACTTCGTCACCTGCCACCACTCCGGCACGTTCACCACCTATGGGTTCAGCAGCGACCGGAACGAGTGTGCCGACGTCCGGGTGCGGTTCCTGAACAGTCACGGGCACACAGATCACGTTGACCCGCCGACCGGCTGGGACACGGTGTGCGGCTACGGCAGCCAAATCCGGATCTATGGGTTTGAAATACTCAACCAGCCACAAATCCTCGAATGTCGGTCACACTATCCAGCGATCAACAACCAGAACCGCTGGTGCCTGTTCCACTACTCCCACTGATGGCCACCACCCGCTGGTTCCTCACCGAGGCAGAGTACGACTCCTGGCGGGAGACTCAGCCCGCCAGGAGCCTGCTCTACGCCGAGCTGTACACGCACGTGGGGCACGGAGTCATGGGGTTCCTGCCCCACACCTGCACCGCCTGCTCGTTCCTGCAGTACATGCTCAAGGCGATGCAGGTCGAACCTCGTGGTGCCCGGTGTCGCCACGATGTACGACTCGACGTGGAGGACTGCGACGTTGGCTGCTGAATACAGATGCGAGGCGATCATCGACTGGGAGACATGGGCCGGGGCGCCGGTTGGCATCAAGTGCCACAAGCCAGCCAAGTTGTACGGCGTAGCGGCCTTGTGCGAGGACTGCGCCAAGGTGATCCTGAAACCGAAGCCCAAGTCTTCTTGACACCCTCCCCTCCCGTGCTACAGTAGAGGAGATAGAAAGAGCACCACGGATCCGGCCCCAGGCATACGGAAGCCCTGGGGCCGGATTCCTTTTCCTCAAGGAGGAATCATGAACAAGGACAACATCCGGCGACTCGGTGACCTGGCCCTGGTGCCAGAGCACCTGGTGCCGAAGCTGCCCATAGCCATAGATCCACCTGGCTGTGGCTGCACGGAGTGCGTGACCGGTGAGTATGTCCCGTTGGACGAGGCCACCGATGATCAACTTGAGTTGATGCTCAAGGGCAGGATCACGAACAACACCGGCTACGTCTGGGTGTCGGATCCTGACCATCGGTACCACTAGTTCTCAAGAGGTAACACGGGCGTAGGCCGAAACCCTACGCCCGTGTTACTCGAAGGAGGGATCATGGAACAGCAAGAGCCACGCGGGCTCCGGCTCGTGTGGGAGTACATCTACTGGTACAGCAAGCCGAGGGTGTTCCTGCCGCTCCTGGCAAGGACCGAGTGGGACGAGAACTGGGGAGCCTGGCCACACTGCATGACACAAGGTGGCTGTTGGATGCACATCACCTACCCGCCACCTCGGTGTTCCTGCCGGTGCTTCTGGTGCCGGCTCGCACGGGGAGTGTTCAGGAAAACTCCCTAACCCCTTGACACCCACCCCTCCCTCGGGTACTGTTGTGTAATCCGGGTGACCGGACGGATGAGGCTACGCCCCCGTCGGCCCCGAACAATCACCCTTATTCAACCCTTTAGGGAGGGATGAACCATGCTCGAACGACTTCAGAAAAAGCTCAAACACCTCCAATGGCTCCTGTGGGCCAACCGGAGCATGGTGGTTGTCGGCTACCTTGTGTCAGCCACGTTCAACGTGCTCCACGCAGAACTCAACTTCTTCTCGATCCTCATCGCGATCGTCTCCCCGTCCCTGCTGCTCATCTCCTTCGAGGTCGGAAGCAGGATCCCCATCCCCGAGAAGCCCGGCGTCCTACGCTGGATCGGTATCGGGGTCAGGATCGGCGCCACCGTGTGCATTGCGGGAGTGACCGCCTATGTCTCGTACTTCCACCAGAAGGACGCGTTCCTTCGCTGGGGGCACGATGAGACTCAGGCGTTCCTGCTCCCTGGTGCCATCGACGCCTTCATGATCACTGGATCCGTGGGGGTCATGGAAGTCCAGTCCCAGATGCGGGACCTGGAAGTCAAAGTCGACGGCCTCAAGGATGCACGAGCAACCAGGGAACGTGTTGTCGACGTGGTCCCGACCGAGAAGAAGCTGACCAAACGGGAGCGGATCCACATCCTGCTCCGGGAGCGTCCCGAAGCTACGGTGGACGAACTGGCGCGGCTCGCTGAGGCGAGCCCCGGCTACGTCGCCACCGTCAAGTCGGAGCTGAAGAACAAGCCGGTTCCGACTTTCAACGGGAACGGGTACCACACCCAGACCGAGGTGCACCTGAGCTAACCGAAGACACAAAAAAGGCGCCCTGCCGCAGTGGCAGGGCGCCTTTTTTGTTTGTCATGTCAGATTCGACATGGGTTGCAACTGGAGTGACATGTCAGCATGGATCCGATCTGTGCTGACGTGAGACGTCGGCTAGGTCTGCTTCCGCCACGGCGTCACACCACGGCCACGCAGGCTGCGGTTGTAGGTCGCCACCACCAGCTCGGACACCGCATTGACCACTCGACCGTTGCGAGTAGCCGCCAACGCTGTTGCGTTGGTGTGCAGCTCCCGGGGCCCTCCACCACGGTCCCGCAGCTTCTCGACCAGGACACCGAGGTTCAGCTTGTCCCCGTACTCGGCGATGACCGCCGCGATGCCCTCCAGGATGACTGCCTGAGATCCATGCTGATCGTTGCCCCACGCCCGGGTGATGACCAGGAGCGTGGCGTCGAGCAGGTGCGGTTCCGCGTGCACCTTCTCCGACAGGAGAAGGATGCGGTACAGGGCGCTGACCGCCTGAATGTGGCTGGGCGCCGGCACCGGGTGGACCTTCCACCCGCGGGATGTGGTGATCTGCTCGATGAGCATGGACTCCGCGTCTTCGGCCGCCAGCCGCACCTTGTACTTGTCGAGCTGCGTCGGCTTGTCGGCGTAGTTCAGGTCCAGGAACATGAGCGCCTCCTGGGCCAGGGTCAGGCCCTCGAACACGTGGCAGGTCGCCTCGTAGTCCGGGTTCTTGCGGAACATGGCTTCCTTACGGTGCCAGCCGTCGATGATGTACAGCCCGGAGTCCTTGCGCCGGGAGATGTACAGCACGCCAGCGGCATCGTCATTGAAGTTCTTTTCGATCTCCATGACCTTCTTCATCTTGAGCTGATCCCGTTGTACGCGAGGATCCACCTCAAGAAGTTTTACCGGGATCTTCTCCACGGTGTAGGTGGTTTCACTCACTGCGTTTGCTCCTTGGTGAGTCGGTTGATGAGTTGGTGGAGGGTGCGTCGCATCCTTCGTAGATCATCGATGAGTCCTTCGGTGTCCCGGTTGAGTTCCGGGTCCAGGGGACCCAGTTGCCGCAGGCTGTACAGGATTCCCGTCAAGGCCGCCCTCGTGTTCATGACGACCAGTCGTTGTTCCTCCAGCTTGACGACGTTGCCCTTCTCGGTACGTCTCCGGACGTAGTCCAGGGCCATGTACGGTGACACGGTTTCGTTGTCCACCAATGGCAACATGTCCCGGGCCCATCGACCTTTGTCATCGTCCCGTTCGGCCATTCGGTAGATCTGGGTGACAGCCTGCAGGTATGACTCTGACTCCAGTCCAATAGCGTCGAGGAAACTTGGTCTTCCGCCAACGCGGACCCCGGTCCCGTACTGGACTCCGCGCATCTTGAGCGACCGCGACAGGTTCATCAACGGGCGACAAGCTGCATACAGTTCCGCGATCCGTCGAGGTACCAGTGGGCGAGCCTCGACACCATGCTCCCGGGCCCGCTTGATCCAGGCCATTGCCTGATCGAACAGATTCACAGCGACCACTTCGATAGTGGTCTGATCGAGACTGGCAACAGCCTTCAGGCGACGGAGACCATCGATGAGTATGTAGTCGCTGCTGACTAGGATAGGTACCTGGAGACCTGAATCATTGATGTGCTCAGCAAGTTTGCTGATATCGTCATCAGGGTCCAGTGCCCTATTTGTCCAAATGCTGGACAAAGGCACTCGTTGTCCCATTTTCCTCCCTTCTTGCGTCGGGGTCTACCGCAAGAGTAGCACAGGGAGGGGTGGGTGCAAGTTTTTCCGGGTCAGGGGGCCTGGAACGTCCCCAACACACTCGCCGTGGCCGCCCGCCCCAGACCCGTCCAGAAGTAGTTGCCCTGCAACCGGACCAGCTCCAGCTCCGGGAACCCGACCTGGATCCGGTTGCTGAATCGACGGTTGCCCAGCGGGCGCTCCCCCATCGTTCGAGCCCATGTGCTGTACATCTGGTACAGCTCACTGGACCGGATCTGGCACATCTCCTCCTGGACCAGGATCCCGTCGGCCACCTGGTCTTCGATGTACCGGGCCACCGAGTCGGTCTGCAGCCGGGTCTCCCGGGCCACCTGCTGCACTTCCTCCGGCTCCCCCAGGCCGTGGATCAGGTACTCCCGTAGCCCGGCCACCAGCCAGGTGAAGATCCCATCCCGCTCATCGGCCAGGACGTTGTGAGCGTAGTCAGACACCTCGCCCTCGCCCAGGAGGACCGTGTTGAACGGAAGGATCTTGACTCGACGCCACAGGGCGTCGTCATCCGAGCTGAACTTGGGCGGGTGGTTGGTGGCCAGCCACAGAGTGCACACCGGGGACCAGGCTTGGAACGACTCGTACAGGCTGCGGGACTGTATCGTGTCCCGGCCAGTCAGCCGTTTGATCAGGTCCTCGTTGTAGGCGGTGTGCTCGTTCGTCTCGGAGGTGGACACGAACCGACGCCCACGCAACATATGTAAATCTAACGATGGACCGGATTGTTCCTTGTAGTTGGCCCGCAACGTACCTGAGGGTGCCGCGAGCCCGTAGCCTCCGAACACCATCTCCATGATCGCCATCAGGGTGGACTTGCCCGTTCCCGAGGGACCGCACACAAGGAACAGGGAGCGCTGATCCGCGTCTCCCAACAGGCTGTAACCAAGCGCCCGTTGTACGTATGCCCGCATCGTGTCGTCCGGCAGCACCTTCGACATGAAGCTGTCGAACCGGGGACAGGTCGCCTCCGGGTCGTAGGACACGCCCATCGTCCGGGTCATCATCCGCTCCGGGTCGTGCGGAAGCAGCTCGGCCGTCATCAGGTCGAAGATCCCGTTCTTCAGGTTCAGCACCCGACGATCATGGTTCAGGTCGGCCGCTGTCACCGTGAAGCCCGGGATCTTCCGCAGGCCCCGCACGGCGGCCTCGGTCCGGGCCTGGTTACGGGCCCGGACCCACCACTTGGCCCACATTTCATTGCCGGCCCGGGACGCCTCCTGAGACAGCTCCAGGGCCATGGTGGTGAACTCGTACTCCACCCGGAATCGCTGGTCAGTCGCCCATTGCACACCATCCCAACAGATATAGGACTTTTCCTCCAACAAGTACCGGAATGACCCTTTTATGCGATTGTGCAAATGCTGACTGTTGCCGGCATCGCTCATGTCATACGCGTCAAAAAGGACCTGTTGAATATCGTTGTCACCGGGGACCCATGGCTCCAGTTCCGACGGGCCTCTGCTGCCGTAACCCTGCGCCCGGAGAGCGGCCGCAGCGGCATGGAAGTCCCCACCATGGTTCAGCAGTGTGTAGGCGCCGAACTTGGTGTACGGCGTCTGCGCCCTGAACAGTGTGCTGGTACTGAACACGTACAACCGGTCCCGGTCGCCGGCATGACCCGTCGTGGCCGAGGACCCCAGCCGAGGGTCCTTGTCAGGGCGAGTCCACTGCCGCTCCCGGCCACGGTCAGACTCCAGGGTCCAGCCATGCGGGCCCAGGATGTCCAGCCAGTCGGTGCGCTGCTCGAAGTCATCGCCGGGGGTAAGAACCGCCGCGCTCGACCCAGTTCGGGGGGAACCGGGGAGCGCGGCGGGAACCTCGGGTACTGCTGGCAGTGTAATTGGGGCGGGCTCCGGTGAACAGTCCAGCGCGGAGCGAAGCGCCTCATGAAGCTGGCACCGTTCGTACCAGGTCAGCTCAGGTAGGACACCATAAGTTCCCTGCAGCAGGAGCCAGCTCTCCCCGCTGGGGTGGCACAGGCCCGAGGTGGGGGCCACGATGACGTAGCCGCCTTCGCCTCGGGTCTCGCACAGGACCAGACCCTCATCGTCCTTGGCGATTTTCGTATTACCGGGCACCTTGTGATCGGTAATCCGATAAAGCAGGTGGATGCCGCCCGACGGGGACATCTCCGAGTAGCCGCTGGGACTGTTGAGCAGGTCCCAGATGTGCCCGATCCCCGCCTCATCCATCCGGTTCTGGACCTCAGTCAAGTGTGCAGAGGTGCACCCCCGACCCTCCAGCTCCACCATCTCCAGGTTCCCGGAGACCGCCCCACAGATCAGGGCCAGGCCGTACTGCTGCCCGTTGCCCCACCACTCCTCGACCACCGGGATCGTCGGGGGTTTGACCTGGAACTCGCCCCAGCGCACGCTCGGCCGCTTGGTCTGGTCAGGCTTGATCGGGGTGACCGACACCCCACTGTTAACCCAGATCGCGGCGACATCTGCTAGCCTCAATCTCATCCCTCCTTCAGGGGGAGGTGTAGGCCCTTGCGGCAGCGTGGCCTCTTAGGGTGACGCTCATGCTGCCACAGGGTCTTGTTCCGGTCTAGGGGGCACACCGTCACCTAGACTTACCGTCGAGTTGGTTGGTAGGAATGTCACCGCTCCCAGGATCTGGGTGGCCCTGGGAGCGGTGACTTTTCACATCAGAACGGAATTGGTCCCTGACCCTCTTGCGGAGGGGGCCGCAGATGGGCCAGCCGATCAGCGCCCCGTTGTCCACCCAGGGCCATCCGCTCCAGCAGGCTCGGCGGCGGCTTGTCCACCGCCGGCTCCTGGACCATGGGCGCCTGACCGGCACCCTGTTGCACCTGGGCTGAATTGAACGGCTCGCTCGGGATGAACCCAGGGTTGCGCCCCAGCCACTCAAGTGCCCGCTGCTGGGCAGCCGGCTCCTTCGTCGCGCTGGTCAGAATGAACGGAGCGTTGAAGCCAGGGTTGGCTCCGCCCTTGCTCATGTAGGCCAGGAGCGGGTTGGGGTCACCCACCCGGGGTCGTAGCGACTGGATCAACTTCGACTGCCGCCACCAGGAGTGCCGGGCCAGGAAGCCGGGTTGTCCGGTGCCGGGGTCCTCCACGTCCAGGTCGACAACGTCCACCACGATCACGTCGGAGGGCTTGTCGGCTCGGGTGTGCCGGGTTGGGCTGTGGGCGATGTACTCCACGACCCACACCAGGAGGAGGTGGCCGATCGCGTCGGCCGGGTTGATGCGGACGCCCGAAAAGTCTTCACCGGGTTCCGAGAACTGAGGCATGGTCACGGTTGCTCCTGTACCTGCACCTGCTCAAAGGGAACGTTTCCTGTGTCGTCTGCACGTCGCTGTTCGGCCAGGTTCTGGATCCGGGTCTCGGCGGCGTTCACCTTCTTCTGCCACTGGTTCACCATGCTCAGCGCACGGTTGCGCTGGCCCACGGCTTCCCCCATGGCCACATACCACTCTGCTGTCATTTCACCTCCCTGGGCATCCCTTGTCGTTGGCCCCCAGCTCTGTGCTCTGGCTGGGGTTGTACCACGGGCACCACCCGCAGTCGTTGGATGGCATGTTGTCGACCTGCTCCCAGCGGTGCGGGTTGGTGGTGACCCCAAGCTGAAGGATCTTGTCGGCGATGTCGTACAACCGGTAGATGGACCCTATGGCTATGTCCTGGTTGTAGTCGTCGCACCAGACGTACATGTCCTTGAGCCAGCCGGAGCGGGGCAGGAACGCCAGGCACACCTTCTTTACCGGTAAACCTTTGAGGGTGAAGCCGTAGCCGTAGAGGTGGGTTTGGATCTGGTAGCCGACCGGCACCCCGTCCCGTTTGATCTTGCGCATGACGTCGGTGCCGACCCCCTTCCAGTCGATCACCGTCTCCAGCTCCCGGTTGTACAGGTCGGCATGGCCCCGGACGTAGTCGTCCAGGTGGAGGGCCGTCTCCGTCATCCAGGATTCTTTGTTCTGTCTATTCCAATTCGTGAATGCGTTGTCCAACCAGGAATGTATGGCGGTCCCCATGATCATGGGCCAGGGGTCGAACTCCGTGTTGCAGGGCTCCACCCCCGCTAGCCGGTACCCGATCCGCCGGTCGCAGCCCGACCCCAGCTCAGAGGGGCCGATGGGAGCCTGGGTCCGGCGGGGATGCTGCTTCTCCGCCCACAAGATCACATCGATGAGGAGGGTCTTCATCTGCGTAACAAACGGGTCCCCCTCGTCCAGCTCAGCGAACGGGAAGCAACCCGGATGAGTGGTGGAGTTCTCCACCACCGGGTCGAGTAGCGTGCCGCAGATCGTGCAGTTCACCGCTGCCTCTGCAGCCGGCGCATCGTCCCCCGCGACACCCACAGCCCCAAGATCCCAGCATCAACGGCCTCGAAGCGACCCCCCCGGTACCAGTCGAGCAGGACCTCCTGTGGTACCCCGAGCTGCCCCGCGACCACATGGAAAGGCAACATCCCCCCTGGATCCAGGCCGAACTCCTTCAGGACGGTCAGCTCCTCGATGGCGATCGAGTAGAACCGGCCCACCCGTTCAGCGGTGGTTGGTCGAAGCTGAACCTGGGGCCGTCGCTCCCAGTCGGCGTAGGAGACCAGGTTGGTGTGGAGTAACTCCGCCATGGCGCTCCTGGTGATCCCGAGATTCACCCTCAGCTCTTTAAGGCGACCGTCAGCTACTACCTCACGTCCCAGCGTGATGGCTTCTTGGGGGTCAGTGAGCACGGTTCGTGAGGGTACTCCTCCCGGTTTAAGCTCAGGCATGCCGACACGGTAGACCAGGGGTCCGACATCCGGTATCCTGGATCTGGTTCAGGTTCCAGCCGACGAGTGCCTACACGCTTATCTTCGGCAAAAAGATCTTTGGCCTTCGTTACTCGGGACCAGGACCACACACACCAGGCGTCCGCTCTGCGGGCGCCTTTCTTTTTGCCCAATTTGATCTACCCTGTCCCCCGTGGGCCTGTCACTCGCCCAACGGATGGCCAAGCTCCCCGCCCGCGTGCGTGAGGAGTATGTCCGCACCCTGCCCGAAGCCGTCCTCCTGGAGATGAACCGGGGGGAATGGTGGTATGTAGCCCGGCCGGAACAGATCCCACCCGAAGGCGATGAGCTGATTTACCTGTTCATGGCCGGCCGTGGGGCCGGGAAGTCGCGAGCCGGCTCCGAATGGATCGTGGATCAGGCTGTCCGGCACCCGTTCGACCGGCACGGGGTCCCCACCGAATGGCTGGTGGTCGCCGACACCCTCGCTGACGCTCGGACCATCAACGCTGAAGGCCCGAGCGGCATCCTGAACATTCTGATCCGGCGTCGGATCGAACACCGCTACAAGCAGAGCCCACGCCCCATGGTGTTGTTCCCCGACGGGGCGAAGATCTACCTGGAGGGTGCCGACGACGAGAACACCGGGCGTGGATACAACGCGGCCGGGGTCCTGTGCGACGAGATGGCCAAATGGGTCAAGCCTTATGAGACCTGGTATGAGGGTCTGCTGCCGTCCCTGCGAGCTGACCTGATCGGTGACCATCCTCGGGCGTTCGTCACCACCACCCCGAAGCCGATCAAGCTGCTGATCGAATGGCTGGCCCGCGAGGACGCCACCATTCACGTCATCACCGGCTCCACATTCGACAACTCCGTCAACCTCAGCTCCCACGCCCTGCGGGAGTTGAAGCTGCGCTACCACGGCACCGCCCTCGGCGAGCAGGAGCTGTACGGCAAACTGCTGGAGCTGCAGAGCGGTGGCCTGTTCAAACGCGTCGACATCGTTCGTCATCGTGTCCTGGAGCCCCCTGATCCCGCCGACGTGGTAGTCACCGTCATCGGCGTGGACCCCAACCTTACCGGTGAGGAGAACCTGACCGGCATCGTGATCATGTGCCGCACCCGGGACAACGAGCAGTACATCCTGGCCGACCGGTCCGTCCCGGACTCAGGGCGCGCGGCGGCTCTGGCTATCTGGCGGGCAGCGGCCGAGTTCATGGTCGACCTGGTCGTATATGAGGAAAACCTGGGTAAGCGTTACCTGCAGGAGGTTCTGCAGGATGCGTATCAGGAATGCGTGGAGCTTGGAATGTTCCCCAGGGGGACCACCCCCCCTATGAAGCCTGTTCATGCGCGCCATGGAAAGAAGACCCGGGCTGAGCCTGTGGCCATGCGCTGTGAACAGGGTCGTTTGCACGTTGTGGGGGACTGGCCCGAACTGGAGGATCAGATGGTGCTGTTCGATCCGCAGTCCACCAGGGAGAGTCCAGACCGGATGGACGCCATGGTCCATGCGTCCATCAACCTGATGGCCGGTGAACGGAAGGTGATGCGGGTCAGCGACCCGTCGAAGTACGACTTCCGGCTCAGCCAGCAGCTATACGATCTGAACAACCTATTTCAGTAACCTGGAGGCGCCGGATGCCCACTTGGGACCTTGGTCAGGTGGCACTTGACTGGACGGTCCGGGTCAAATGTTGTCAACCGCTGAGGCTGGTTCTGCGGGTTGGCGCACCTCGTGACACCGACGAATCCGATCGTGTGATCAAAGGCCCTCCCTATCACACCCCCACAGGAAGGATTGACCTGATCATGGACCTTCAAGCCGACAAGAAGGTTGCCCTATCCGTCGAATACACCGACGAGGTTGGTAACCCTGCGGACGCTCCGGCCGGTGCCGTCGTCACGTACACCGTGGACGACCCCACCATCATCAACCTGACGGACAACGGTGACGGCACCGCTGAAGCCGCCGCTACCGGCACCCTGGGCACCGCCAACGTGCACGTAGAGGCTGCAGCCGGTGGCCAGACCCTGACCGGCGACCTGCAGCTCGTGGTCGTGGCCGGTCTCGCCGAGCGTCTGAACGTGGTAGCCGGCGCCCCCGAGGAAGTCACCCCGGACGCTGGTCCGTAACCCTCGCCAACCAGCAAGGGCACCTGGCAGCCAGCACCAGGTGCCCTTGTCGTTGTGACCACGCCGCGATGCGAAGCGGGTAGGTGGGTCATGGGATGCGACCGGATGTGGGTTGGGCTGTCGGTGGGATGTGAAGAGACAAGGTTCGAGTAGTCATATCGGGCCGGGCAGATCGGATCAGTCGGCCTCAGGTTAGCTTACCAGGGACCCCTGGGCGACTGGTCCCGGTTCGTGGTGTTCTTCCTCTTGACACACGTTTCCGCTTAGCCTATACGCGTGATCGTTGTATCGCTGGTGGTGGCCGCGTTATGTGTAGCCCGGGTAACGCGGTTCCTGGTGGAGGATTTCCTCGCCGACCCCTACCGGCGATGGGTCGTGAAACGGTGGGGCTCGGAATCCAAGCCCTCCTACCTTGCCCACTGTCCCTGGTGTACATCAATCTGGGTCGGCGCCCTCGTCATGCCACCCGCCGCACTGTTCCCGAATATCTGGGTCGTCATGGCCTACTCGATACCGGCCGCATCCATGGTGAGCGGCCTTCTTATTGACCAGAAGGGCGATAAGGGGTAACCAGTGCGTCTATCCCGAAGGGTCCGAACGCCCACCGAGGCGCAGCCAACCATCCATGCCACCCAGAGCCTGGTGGCGTCAGCGGCCAGGATCAAGCTGGACAACATCGGCTGGCGCACATACAAGTTCGGCGACGACACCTGGCAACAGGAGGCGTGGCGGCTCTACGACATCGTGGGCGAGCTGCGGTTCGTGGCCAACTGGATCGGAGCGGCCTGCTCCCGGGTGCGCATCTATGTCGCTCAGGTGGATGAGAACGGCCGGGTCCAGAAGGAGGTGACGAACAAGAAGGTCGCTGGGCTGGCGGACACCTTGTTCGGGTCCCCTTCAGCAAAGGCTGAGGCTCTGCGCATGCTGGGAATCAACCTGACCATTGCCGGGGACTGTTTCATCATCGGCCGCGGAACCGACGACCCTAAGTCGGATGAGTGGTATGTGGTCTCCACCTCTGAGCTGAAACGGTGGGGTAGCCGACTCCATCAGCTCAATGCCGATGGGAGTAAGGAGGAGCTGGATCCGACCACCGACCTGGTGATCAGGGTGTGGACGCCGCACCCTCGTCGCAACCTGTGGGCTGACTCCCCCACTAAGGCAGCTATGCCGATGTTGTGGGAAATAGAACGACTTACCCGATATGTGTTCGCTCAGATCGACTCCCGGTTGGTGTCGGCCGGGCTCCTGCCCATCCCCAAGGAGGTCTCGTTCCCGGACGAGGACCCGGAGACCTCCGGCGCGGATCAGCTCACCCAGCGACTCCTGAAGACGGGCCAAGCCTCCCTGCAGGGTGAGGGGACGGCGGCTGGGGTGGTCCCCACCATCGTTGAGATGCCCATCGAGGCCCTCGGGAAGATCAACCTGATCCAGTTCACCAGCGAGCTGTCCAAACAGGCCCTGGACCTGCGCAGTGAGGCCATCCGCCGGTTCGCCCTGGCCATGGACATCGAGCCGAGCATCCTCTCGGGCATGGGTGAGGCCAACCACTGGGGGGCCTGGCAGATCATGGAAGGTCAGATCAACGTGCACATCGTGCCGTTGATGACCAGGATCTGTGACGCCCTGAGCGTGGCCTACCTGCGCCCGGCCCTGGACACCATCAAAGAGGACCCGGACCGGTTCGTCTTCTGGTACGACACCGCGCCGCTGACTGTGCGACCGGAGCGGCTCAAAGACACCCTGGAGCTGTACGACAAGAACGTTGTTTCACGTGAAACAGTGCTTCTCGCCGGTGACTACAAGATCAGCGACCTGCCCGAGGACGAAGAGGACCTGAGACGGTTCACCCGGGAACTGATGCTCCGCGACCCCAACCTCTTCCAGATCGCTGCCGTCCGGAAGGTCGCCGGGTACACCGACGACATCCTCCCACCGGAGACCGTCGTCACCCCCCAGCAGCCCGGACAGCCAGGGGCCGGACCTCCGCCCCCACCACCGCCGCCCACCGGTATCCAGGCCACCCCCGGTGGACCCATGCCGCTGGAGTCGGTGGCTCAGAACAATCCGGCCGGACCGCCACCAGCTCCCGCCGGGGTCACCGCTTCAGCCACCGTCCCCGCCTCAGTGAACACGTTCGTAGTGTCCAACGCCGCCGTACTCCGCGCCCTGGAACGGGCTGGGAATCGTTTGCTGAACCGGCACAATCGGGACCGGTGGCCAGACGTACCGGCGTATGAGCTGCACACACGGATCCGGGTGGGGGACGCGGACCATGCCGACCGGCTGCTGGACGGGGCCTGGGACAGCCTCCCAGCCCTTGTGGCGGCGCTTGGTCAACGGGTAGAGATACAGCCCTTGCAGGACTCGCTGAAGCATTACTGCATGACCCTTCTCCTGCAGGAGCAGCTTCACGACGTGAAGTTGCTTGGTCAATATTTGACGAGTCAAGGACTCCTATGAGCCGACAGGGTGACGAGAGCCGGCTCACCGGGGTTGTGGGGGCAGCGTTACGCCGGTGGCTGGACAGGGTGCGGGAAAGGGTGTTGGAGCCGTGGCGTCGCTACAAGCTCCAGCCGGATCCTAATGCAGTGTTCCAGGAACAGGGGGCCTGGAACGCCGAAGTCGACACCATAATGACCACGATCGGCCAGATCTCCATGGCCGCCTGGTCCGAGGCGGTGGATGTCCTCCCGGTATCCCGGCACGCCTTCGTCATGGCCCAGCTCGCCCAGACGCAGAACCTCCTCGCCCGGCTCCCGGATGAGGTCTACAACCTGATCTTCGCAGAGATCACCGATGCCGTGAATGGAGGCGAGGATCTTGACGGAGTCGCAGCCCGGGTGGACAGGGTTCTGCACTACTCAGGGTCTGAGCGATGGCCCGCCCGTGCTCGTACCATCGCCCAGACCGAAGTCACCCGAGCCTACGGAGCCGGCACCCTGGCCGGCGGTCTGGAGCAATCCAGGGTGTCCGGTCGCCTACTTCAAAAGCGCTGGGACACCGAACATGATGAACGAGTCCGAATATCCCATCGAGCAGTAGACGGTCAGGTCCGTGACCTGGGCATGCCCTTCTATGTTGATGGCACCCCGCTCATGTTTCCGGGAGATCCCACCGCCCCCCCGGAGGCCGTGATTAACTGCCGATGCGACCTGGTGATCGTGAACGAAAGGGGACGGTGATGGTGGACCCGAACCCGGCCAGGGGGATGCCATTACAGCTTCAGCGTTACTGGCTGGCTGGCAAAGGTGCTGCCAAGATCCGTTGGGGTATGCCCAGAGACTTCTACCGATGCGTCCGGCAGCTTCGCAAATACTTCCCCAAGGATCCCAAGGGCCTGTGCAACATCCTGCACACTAAGGCCCTGGGCGTACCTCCCGGCCAGGAGCACAGCATCAGCTACTCCGGCGCCATGGCCGTCTACGACCATGATTCCCTGGTCGCCGCCCAAGAACTCATGGACCGCCAACCCAAGCTCGGCGCCGTGTGGGCCGGGCCCCTGGCCGCCCTCGGCCGCCCCACCGAAGAACCCAACCGCATCCGCATCCTCGACCCCGGCGGCATGCGGCACCGGGCCCTGCCCCTACCCCTGGACTCCCGTGAGCGTGGCGCCCCCGGCCACATGGGGGCTATCACCGTGGCCCGGATCCTCGGCATTGGCTACGGCCCCAACGAGAAAGGGGAACCGTTCGCCTACGCCTGGGGGGACTGGCTCGATGACAGCATCATCCCGGAAGTCGGGCGGGCCCGGTACCTGGTCGAGCAGGGAGTGGCCGGGGCCAGCATCGACCCCGGCGGCAACATGAAGGTCCAGGTGGACCCACAGACCGGGGTGGAGCATGTCATGTCCTTCACCATCGGTGGGGCCACCCTGGTGAGCATCCCCGCCTTCTCCGGCACCCGGTTGTACAGCTTCAGCGGGGATGCGGACTGGCCGGATGACGACCCGGACATGATCATGGGACCGGAGGAGGAGGGCTGCGGCTGCGGCCCCCAGATGACCATGAACGACGACCCGGACAACACGTTCACGGTCAACACAGCCGGGTGGCGGGGCCTGCCCCTGGCCCCCCGGGATGCTGTGTTCGACAACGACGACGCCGTGAAACGGATCGCGGCCTGGGCCAACGTGAACGCTCAGGGTGCCGACGTGGAGAAGCTGCGTAAGGCGTTCATGTGGTACGACGCCACCCAGCCCCCCACTGCTGTCACCTCCTACCGGCTGCCGGTCGGAGACATCATCAGCGGCGAGCTGACCATGGTCTACCACGCCATCTACGCGGCCGCCGCCCTACTCTCAGGGGCCCACGGTGGCCTGCCCGGAGTTCCGGACCACGACATGGCTCAGCTCCGCAACGTGATCAGTGACATCTACCCGGAGATGGCCAAGACGTTCAATGACGCATCTATCCGGGCCCCCTGGGACCGGTCGGCACAGGAAGGAGTGCAAATGTCCACGGACGCAACTGGGGGCTGGAGTGCTCCTTCGCACGAGGAGCAGGGCGGCTTTGCCGCCGATCAGCCCTATGGCGATGTGAAATACGCCGACCCCGGCTACCGGGACAGTCGTAAGCGGTACCCGATCGACACCCCGGAGCACATCAGAGCTGCATGGGCATATATCAATCAAGCAAAGAACGCGAAGTTCTACGACGAGAAGCAGCTCGCCAACATCAAGGCCAAGATCAAGGCCGCCGCTCAGAAGGCCGGGATCGAGATCTCCGACTCCAGTAGTGGGGACGGTGGCATGACCACCAAGAAACGGCGCCAGGACACCTACTCCATCAGCGACGGGTACCCCGTCGAGCCCCCGAAGGCGTGGTTCTTCAAATCCGAGCTGCCGCAGAAGACCCCGCTCACCGTCACCCCCGAAGGTCAGGTGTTCGGGCACATCGCAGCCTGGGGGGAATGCCACCGTGACTTCGCCTCCCGCAACGAATGCGTCCTGGCCCCCCGCTCGCACCAGGACTACGCGCCCTTCCACCTGGGCACCGTCTACACGGCTGAGGGTGACTATGTGAAGGTCGGGAAGATCGTCATGGACACCCGGCACGCCGACATCGGCCTCGGCTACACTGCCGCCGCCATCCACTACGACCACACCGGCGACGAGGCCGCCGTGGTCCGGGCCACCGACGGAGAGTTCGGCGTCTGGGTGGCCGGGGCTGTGGTCCCGGAAGCCGATAACCGCAAGGTCGCCAAGCTGCGCCGGTCCCCGATCTCCGGTGACTGGCGCCGGGTCAACGGCAGCCTGGAACTGACGGCAGCGTTGGCGGTGAATGTCCCCGCGTTCCCGGTGTACGCGATGGACAACGGGGACCAGACCGCCCTGGTCGCCGCCGGCACCCTGGAGCCGTATGAGGAGATCCCCACCGGCATCGACCCCCACGTCCCCATGGACGCCAGTCTCATCGCCTCCCAGGTGGCCGCTCAGGTCATCGTCGAACTGAACGCTGCCGCCGACCGGGTCGAACGGGCCGGACGCCTGGGTGACCTGGCCGAAGACGAGGAGATCTACGCACAACGGGAGCGGGAGGCCCGCTTCGCCGCCCTGGTCGGTAACCAGTGACCGCTCCCGTACAGCCGGCCCCGGCTGCGGTGCCGCCCCCGGAACAACCACCACCGCAGCCGGGCGCCACGATGGCGCCCCCGGACACCGAGGCCGACATTGATCCCAACAACCCGTGGCCACCGCCCCCGGATGAGATGTTGAAAATGATGATGTTCGCCCGCTTCTCTATCCTGGACGAGCCGGCTGGCGAACAGAATGTTGTCCAGGGCGCGGACCAGGGAGGGTCGCCAGCCGGTGCCCCGCCCCCGCAGCCACAGGCTCAGGCGCAACCCCAGGGGTGAGTTGTGGCAGGTATTGGTGACGCCTGGGGCGCTGCCGAGGAACTGGAACACCCTCGGGGCCCCAATGGGCGCTGGATCCACAAGGCTGGTATCTCCAAAGGCATCCTGGGCGCAGTGCTGGACTTCCTGCGCAACTTCCGGCCGCGCACCTTCCAGAACCAGGGCCAAGCCAACCAGTACCTGCAGAACATCGCCAGCCGCCAGGGCGCCCGACGCATGGGCCGCCTGGACCATATCCGGCTACGCCATGACCTGATCCACACCAACGCCGACCTGTTCGACGGCACCCCCGACGAGCCGTCGACGAAGAAGTTCGTCGACATGATGGACCGGTCGGCGACCGAGCTGCCCGACGACGCCATCCTGTCCCGGGTCGTTGGCGTGGATGCGTTCGGGTTCAGCCCGGAGACGGCCGCCGGTACCGACGCCGACACCAACCCGGGCATCCGGGGCCTGTCGGGACGCCTGGTCGCTGACCGTGGCTACAGCCTGCACACCATGGGGGAGCCCCCGGCCGGAGCGCCCCAGGGCAGTGTGCGGATCGTGGTGGCCGCGAAGAAGGGGACCAAGGTTGTTGTCCCGGCCGCCGGGCCCAGTGACAGCTCGATCCTGCTCGACCGCAACCAGCCCTTACGGATCACCAAAATCCGTCAGGATGGCACCGGCGGCTGGACCATGTACGTCATGGCCGAACCTCACGGTGGCCATGACACCCCGGAACCCATCGGCGGGCCCATTGGTGAAGGCCATGTGCCCTCTGCGCAGCGTGAGCAACGCATCCGTGACGTCAGCCAGAGCCTGGGTAAGCGAGAAGGTCAGCCGGACGAGGCGAAGCAGCAGCGGGCTGAGCAGCTACGTCGGGAGGCGGCAGCACAGGCCGGACCCGTGCAGAGGTCCCCGGCTCAGCTTGCCGAGGAGCGACGCGTTGCCCAGCTCACCGGGCAACCGGAGCCTCGCACGGAACCTCATGTAGGGCGGGTTGGAGGGGCGCCGGCCGGAGGAGCCCAACCAGCGCCCGCGCCGACAGCACCGGAGCAGGCACCTTTGCCTCAGCGGACCGTGGACCTGAAGCGGGCCGTCCTCGACGCCAAGGTCCAGTCCCCGACTGTCGGTCCACGCCGTCGGACGTGGAACGAGGCATACCTGGGGGTCCAGAACGGGAGGAAGGACCCGGTCGATGCGCTCCGGGAGCTGGACGCCGACATCGCCCGCATGAGGCGAGGCGAGATAGTCGGTGACACGACGGGGATGCTTCCTCGTCGCATGCACGAGGAAGAGGTCAACAAAGAGGCCGATATTCAGGCGTTCCAAGGTCTGCGGGATGTGATCGCGAAGCAGTACGGCCTGGAGGAGGTCGCCCCGAGTCCGGCACCGGAGAAGAAGGTAGCCAAGAAGGCTGTCCCCCGCACGCAGGCCGGACTGCCGAAGCAGGAGGGGCTGACCCCGAGGAAGAAGGCGGTCAAGAAGGCTGCACCCGAGCCTAAGACTGATCTTGATACTACGGTCAGTGAACTGCGCAAGATCGCCCTGGATGAGAACGTCGACCTGCCCAAACGAGCCACCAAGGCCACCATTCAACAGGCCATCAGGGACAAGCGCGAAGGTAAAGTGCCCCCTGCTCCCGAGGTACCCGTCGTCCCCGCCAAGGTGGCCAAGGCTCCAGCGGTCAAGAAGGCTGTACCGGAAGCGGCTCCAAGTACCGCTGGCCTCAAAATCGGAGAGGGCGTCAGTGCCACCCGGATCAAACCGGGAGATGTGGTCTGGGTCGAACCCGGCAAGACGGCTGATGGCAAACCGACATGGCTACGCACCAGGAAGAAGACTGGCTCGGTTCCACTTACGGTCACCCGTAACGAACGGGAGAGTGGCAACAACTACATCCTTCATGGCACCCTGCCTGACGGGACAGAGGCAAGTACCGCCGGTTACTACGGGCAGAACACCTTCTACAGGGTGGAGGGAACGCCGGAGGTCTCTGCCCCCGAGGCCCCTGCCAAGAAGGCGGCCAAGGCCCCGGCAGCCAAGAAGGCGGCACCCGGGGGCCTGACCCCGGAGGAAACTGCCTCCCGCGCGGCAGTTCGTCAGGCAGTACGCAAAGAGGTCCCAAGTGCCCCGAAGGAACCCAACCGTGAGGAGTTGCGCCGCACCCATGAGGTGCTGATGAAGTCCGCCGCCGACCTGATCCCAGGGAAAAAGGCAGCCAAGAAGGCGGCACCCGAGGCTCCGGGTGACCCCCTGGACAAGATGACCAAGGCGCAGCTTCTGGACGAGGCCAAGAAGCGCGACCTCAAGGTCCCTCAAAGCTGGACCAAGGACCGGATCAAGGCACACCTGCGCGGGGAGCAGGCACCGGCACCCGCCAGGAAGGTACCCCCGGCCAAGAAGGCTGCCCCTGAGCTACCGGCCAACGAGCAGCGGATCCGGGAGCTGTTCGAGGGCGAGAAGCCGACCGTCACCCAGCTTCGCGAGTACGCCCGCATCAACGGCATGGAGCCCAATGAGGCGGTAGTCAAACAGGGCTACATGAAGCCGTTGAGCCGGATGCGTCGCGATGAGCTTGTCAGTCTGATCCTGAGCGGCAACGAGGGTGAACGCAGGTTCAGTGGCGGCCGTGGCGTCGGCGGCGTCCCCAACGCCTCCACCGTTCGTCAACGGATCCTGGCCACCCCCGAGAACCAGCGAGGAGACTATCTCGACGGGGTCCTGGCCCCGTTGACGCAGCCGCAACGTCGCACCCTGGCCCGTGAGCTTGGGATCAAGACCATGGGCCGGTCCACGCATCAGGGCGAAGTGCTCGATGCAATCAGGGAGCATTTCCGAGGCGCCGGGGGCCCCGAGACTCCCGCAACAGGTCTCCTTGATCAATTGAATGCCAACTGGGAAAACCCGATGAGTCGCGAGGAGGCGGCAGCTCTCCTCGCCAATACCCGCAAGGCTCAGCTCCTGGAAATGGCCAAAGAGCTGAATGTGCCAGGAGCTAGTGGTAAAACGATTCCTGAGCTACGGCACGAGATTGTTGAAGCTACCGTTGGCCGACGTCGCGACTCCATTGCCACCCGTGGCTTCAGGGGTCGGCGCCCAGGTGAGGGTGGCCTGTTGCCGACTACAGCAGAAGAACGTGCCCGTACGCGTCAGGCTCACATCGACCGGGCCCGTGGCTTCGGGGATCTTGGCACCGAGGTCGAGCAACTGGTCCACGACGAAGCGTCCTCCACCGCCCTGGTGTCTCGGATCCGCAATCGGGCCAAGCAGGCAGGGATCCCCGAGGCGGACCTTCAGCCGCTCCTCGATGCGGTGGACACCAACAACAACGACCGGATCCTGTTGGAGGCGCAGCGGCTCACCGACCGTGAAGGCGTGTTCCACGTTGGCCACGTCGGGGACACGATCGCCTTCAACCCGAGGGTCCATGAAGGCAAAGGGCTGCGTGAAGGGGACACGGTCCGTATCGTCCGACCCGGCTACACGGCCCGTGTCGGTCCCGGTGAAGACGTTCAACTGCGCAAGGCCACCGTGGAGAAGGTCGACGCCAAAGAGGCACGTGGCGCCAGGCTCGTCCCTGAAGGGTCCGTAGCCGGGCCCCGGGCTGACACCCCTGTCGACAACGCCCCCCGCCGCAAGGAACTACGCCAGGCCATCAGCGAAGCCGGGCTCCCGCAAGCGCCCCCCGGCTCCGCCCGCAAGAGCCAGGAAGAGATCACCGGCGACCTGTTGGCCGGGCGCATCACCCCGGAGGAGGCCGTCCGTCGGTTCGAAAGTGAGGTGGCGTTCAACAAGGAAGACCTGATCGAAGTTGACGCCAACCTGAACCAGACCGACCTGAGCCCTGACGAGCGGAGCCGGCTGGAGCGGCACCGGGCCAACCTTCAGGCCGCCATCAACGCTCACGAGGCCCACGCCCGGTGGCTGCGTGGCCACCAGCAGCAGGATGTCCCCACGCTTGAGGAAGCGAAGGTCACCAACCCGGTCGAGTTTGAGTTCCTCAAGGACGCCACCCCTGATGACATGCGGGCGGCGGCCAAGGAGGCTGGCCTGGACCCGCCGAACGGTAACAACCCGAACGAAATGTTTCAGGACCTTCTGCGTCAGGTGCTTCAGCGAGAGGTGGACCGGCGGGCGGCGAAGAAGGCCGCCAAGGCGATCCCAGCCAAGGTAGCGAAGAAGGCGGCACCCGAGGTTCCTCGTGAACGGGAGCGGGTCGACGCCGGGCTCCTGGCCCAGGGCCTGGACGTTGACCCGAAGACGATCTCCGATGTTCAAGGCGATCTTGACCAGGGCAAACTGACACCTCGACAGATTGCTGAACGGGTAGATGGGCATGCGAGGGCTCGGGCCGACAGCACGGGCATCTTGTACGGCAACTGGGAGATCGGTGGCGGGGAGCGGCGCACTCCAGAGGAGAACGCCCTACGGGAGCGGAACCTTCAGGAAGGTAGATCCAGGGCTCAGGGTCTCCGTGACTTCGCTGAGCGGATCCGTGGGGTCCGACGCCGGTCCGCCAAGAAGACTGCCCCCGCCAAAGCACCAGAGCCCAAGGGAACTGTGCGGGCGGAGGGCTACCTGTCGGCCGCCAACACAGACGTCCGGGTCGTGGCCGACGGGAACGGTGGGTACATCGGCCAGCGACAGCATCGTGCTTCGGGTGAATGGCGGGATGACCCGTCGCTCGGGACCGGCAACACGCCCAGGGACATCACCAGCCGTCAGCCAAGAGGCCAGTGGCGGATGGTGGCACCACCCCGGAAGGCTGCCCCCGCCAAGGTGGCCCCGGAGGTCCGCACCAGGGACCAGCAGATCGACGACCTGCAGAAACGGATCATCGACAACGCCCTGGAGGAGATGAGCCGGGCCAAGACCAGGGACCAGGGCGACAACGCCCTGGAAGGCTTGACCATGGTCGAGCTACGGCGCCTGGCCACACAGTCCGGGATCAAGGCACCACGGACTAAGCGTGGACTGCGGGACGCCATCCTGGACCGGCATGTTCAGCCACGGCTGAACTCGGCAGCGATCCGTGAAAGCGTCACCCCTGTCCGGGTGTCCCTGGGAGTCCGGGCCAAGGAGGCTGGGATCAGTGCACCGGACTTCCCCATGTTCAGCGGAGCCGCTGGCGCCACCGATGAGGCCAATCGCCGGCTCCAGGGTGGGGAGTCCCCGACTGATGTGGCCCGGTGGCTGCGGGAGCGTGCCGCTCAAGTGTCCCGGGCCGACCTGAACGAGGAAGGACGTCGCTACAAGGTCGACTATGACCGTGACACCTTGATCGCACGGCGCAAGGCCAGCGCCGACTACCTGCGCCGCCTCGGCACCTTCATTCAACAGGAAGGCAAGGGTCGCACCCCGGCCAAGAAGGCGGCACCCAGTGCACCCGAGGCGCCTAGTGCCAGGGGAGTGGTCTCCGGTGCCCGGTCCACTGCTCCCGAGATCCATAATGACTGGGGCATGTTGGGCACGGGTGGCCCGGTGGAGTTCCACTCTGACGGCGTCATCGGCACCGGCTTGGAAGACATGGGCCAGGATCGCCTCATGGACGTGAACGGGGAGCCGTTGTCCAACGTGGTTGGGAAGCTGGCCACTCGTGCCGTCCGAGGCGACATCTCCCAGGACCAACTCATCGAAGAATTGAAACGTCTGGAGCAGAGACTTCCTGAGGGCTCGGCTGCTCGTCGTGGTGTTACTGGGATGGTTCGGGAACTGGACGCTCCGAAGCGGAGTGTCAGCCTCCCGGACGGAACACCCGGCCCCCTGCGCACGCTGATGGACGAGCTGCTCAAGATCCCGGTAGCCCGGGGGGCGGTCGATCGTCCCGGGTTCCATCGAAGCCAGGAGGACAGCGAGGTCGACAAGCTGCTGAAAATCGCTCAGGACTTCCAGGGTGGTCGTCTTCGCGGGCTACGGCTTATCGCTGGGCTTCGGGACATACAGCTCAACTTGCCTCATGAGAGCCAGGAGGGGAGATTCCAAGCTAGTCGGGCCATCTCTCAGGCTATTCGGGAACTTGAGAAACTGTGGGAGGACAAGGACACTAGAGATCAACTCATTCCCCGGGTAAAGGGTGAGTTCTCACTGGCAGGAGTTTGATCATGTGCAACTGCGGAAATCCGAACAGCAGCCCCTCCACCAGCACGTCCGTGCAACGGTACGAGGTGAAACTCCCCAGTGGGCAAACCGAGATCGTCAACAGTGAGCATGAAGCACGGGTGGCGGTAACACGCGCAGGCGGCGGAACCTTCTCTCGCATCTGAGCTGGTGTTATAGTCACGCAAAGATCAGGTAGCTGGCTTGTAGGCCGTACCTTCATACGAACCGGACTCCGGTGGCTGATGCTGTGGGCCTGCACCGGGGGTGTTGAATCGCTGACGCTCCCGAAAGGGCCCTACGCATGTCTTTCCAGATTCCGGAAGACCTTAGCCAGTTTTCCTTCTCCGGCCTCCAGGACCTGGGTAAGCAGGCCAAGGCCGAATACGACACCCTGATCGCCTCCCTGTCGGCGGACACCTGCTCCGACGAAGACCTGGACTATGCCGAGGAGCTGCAGACCTTCCACCGGGTGACCGTGCCCGAGGAGCTGGAAGGTCGCAAGAAGCGCAACAGCCGCTTCTCCGCTCTCACCGAGGAGCCGCAGACCCAGCCCGACGAGCCGGAACCCGATGGCGAGGAAGACGAGCCGGCGGCCGTCACCGCCAGCAGCAACGAGGTCATCAAGGTCAACCTGTCGGACATCGTCGACCGGGCCCCTGAACCGAACCTGCCCGCTGCCTCCGAACGTCCCCGCTACTCCACCCTGGTCGCGGCGGCCGGTGTCCCCAACTACTCCGCCGGGCAGCGCCTGGACACCATGCTGGACGTGGCCAAAGCCTTCGAGGCCCGCTCCGCCAGCCACGGCGCCGTAGGCAACCGGCAGGGCCAGGGCCCGATCATGTACCCGGTGGCGCAGCTCGTCCGGGACTACCCGGCCGAGTTCTCCGTCGACGGGGACGCCACCGACTACGCCAAGCTCCTGGCCGTTGCTGACGAGAAGCGTCTCCCGGGCGGCTCCCTGCTCCGGTCAGCCGAGATCCGGCGCAAGGAGATCCTGGCGGAGGACCCGACCCGGGACGCTCTGGTCGCGGCGGCCGGGTGGTGTGCCCCGTCGGAGACCGACTACAGCATCTGTCTGCAGATCACCACCGACGGCCTGGCCGACTTCCCCGAGGTGCAAGCCCGCCGGGGCGGTATCCGGCACAACACCGGTATCGAGTTCGACTCGATCTTCGGTGGCGGCAACTGTGCCACGCCGACCGGGTTCTTCGACCTGACCGAGGCTCAGGTGGCCTCCGGTACCACGAAGACGTGTCTGGAGATTCCTTGCCCCAGCTTCATCGACACCCGGCTCGGAGTGACCGGGCTCTGTCTGACCGGTAACATCCTGTCGATCCGTGGCTACCCAGAGTTCACGGCCACCTTCACCCGGGGTGCGATCGCCTCCTCCGCCCACCAGATCAACCGGGAGCAGATCGGCGACGTCATCGCCGACTCCACCGCTGTCAACCTGTCTGGAGCACCCTGGTCCACGGACCTGTCGGTGGTCTCCCAGGTGTTCAGTGCCGTGGAAATGGCCATCGTCGACATCAAGTACCGGCTGCGGCTGCAGCAGTCCGCCACCCTCGAAGTGATCATGCCGTTCTGGATCCTCGCCCAGATGCGGGCCGACTGGATCCGGCGCAACGGCACCGGCAGCGGACCTGACGTCCTGTGCCTGGCCGACAGCGCCATCACGGCCGCGTTCACCTGCCGTGGCGCCCGGGTCCAGTACATCTACGACTGGCAGGACGCCTTCGCCACGTGTGCAGCCACCGGCATGGGCTCGGATACTCCGGTGGGCGCGCTGCCGGGATCCCTGCAGTTCCTGGTCTACCCGGCCGGCACCTGGATCCGGGCCGTCAGCGACGTCATCACCCTGAACTCGGTGTACGACTCCACGAAGCTGGCCACCAACCAGGTCACCCACCTGTTCACTGAAACCGGGTGGGCAATGGTCCGGATGTGCCCACTGTCTCGGGTGTACACGGTCAGCATTTGCCCGAACGGTAAGACCGGTCTCCAGCGCGACGTGACCTGCCCGTGAGCTTGACGGGGGCCGGGCAACCGGCCCCCTTAGGCCACTGAGGTAGGGAAAGGAGACCGCGTGGCCCTGTTCAACGGCCCGACGCTCATTGAGCCGCCGACACCGCCTCCACCTCCCTATGGCATTTTCAACGTGGCCCTGGGGCCGATGCCGTTCCCGCAGACCGAGGCCCAGGGCGGCGGGGTCATCTACGTCCCTGACTCGTGCGTGGAAGACGTTTTCCTGTACGACCTGACCTGCCCGCCGGTCACCGGCAGCAAGACTTTCAGTCCCATCGATACAGCGGTGTCCGGGTCCCCGTTCGCCGTCATCACGTCCTACACCTGCGGCAGCATCGGCTACAGCTTCGATGAGGTCGAACGCCGGGTCCGGCTGCGGGCCCAGTTGTTCGCCCAGCGGGCGGTGGAACGCCGGGTGTGGCAGGGGCAGGCTCCCAACCAGGGCCAGGGGCCCATTGTGGGCTTGTTCCGCAACGCCACCAACCTGGGTGCGGCCCTGTGTATCACCGAAGGGTTCCGCCTCCTGGAGCAGGCGCTAGCCGACAACGGGATCATGGGCGGGACCATCTTCGCCCGCTCCGGCATGGGCCCGTACATGGCTCAGTCTCACCTGTACGAGTACGGGACCGGCGGGCGCCTGGTGACCTGCAACGGCACCAGGATCTGCCTGGGGCAGGGATTCGACGGGACGGGTCCCACCGGGCAAGCGGTCACAGCAACCACGGAGTGGATCTACGCCTCCGGGCGGGTCCTGATCTGGCAGGATCCCGAGATCTTTGTCCCGCCCCAGGGGCAGACCCTGAACCGGGCAACGAACCAGGTCACAACGGTGGCTGAGCAGATCTACGCAGCCGCTGTGGAATGCGGCGTGTGGGCTGTCGAGGTCACCCGCACCTGTGCAACGACAGGAGCGACATGAGTAAGCGTGTGGACTTTGATCCTGGGGTGGCCCGGGTCCTCATGGACCTAGCCGACAACCCCAAGGTCGTGAAAACAGATACGCAGGGTCCCACGTTCTCGCTCGTGGTGCCCGATGAGCTGTGGACAAAGTACGAGACCTACCAGGGCCTCACGGCGGAAGGGGAGTAACCCATGGCTTCTCGGTGCTATACCCCCTTCAAACTGCCACGGATCCGGGTGACGCAGCTCAACTCCTGTGGGCAGGCGGTAACCGGGTGCTCGTATGTGGTTTCCGACGCCATCATCTCGGTGGAAATGAGCAAGGAGTACGAGGACCGCCAGGAGTTCTTCATCAAGAACGGTGACGGCGTCTTCTGCGTCAAGGAGACCAACCCACCGGTCCTGAAGTGGATCAACCTGACGTTGACCATGTGCAACGTGGACCCCGAGATGTACAACATCATGACGGCTGAACCCCTGGTCGCCGACGACGCCGCCTCGCCGGTCAACACCGGATGGATGACTCAGGAGAACTCGGCCGCAAACTCCAACTTCGCCCTCGAAGGCTGGACCCGACTGACCAACCTGTCGGTTCCTTGCACCGGTGGCGTGGAGTACGGCTACATGCTCTGGCCATGGGTCGTCGAGGGCACCATTGGTGACGTGACCTTCGAGAACGGAGCGGTCAGCTACACCGTCAACGCCCGGACCCGGTCGAACAGCTTGTGGGGCACCGGACCGTTCTTCGTGGACTACTCCGACAACCCAGCCGGATCCACGAACAACATCGCACTGTTGACACCTGTCCAGCCCACATCGCATATGCGGCAGTTCATGACTCGAAAGCCCCCGCCAACGGCGTTCTGTGGCTGTGCACAGTTGGCCAGCTTGACGCCGGCCGGACCACTGTAAGAGACGTCATGAGTTAGGGAGGGTGGCATGGTTCTGGCCAATCCAGACGGGCTGCCCTCCCTACCGTGCGGCTGGGATATCACCGGGGTCTGCTGCGACGAGTGGGACACCTACTCAACTGAACTTCAGCAGGCCGCCGTGGACTATGCGGCCCTGGTGGTGTGGGCGGCTACCGGGCGCCGGTTCGGGCTGTGTGAGCGGACAGTTCGTCCGTGTGGCCGGACCGTCGTCAACACGATGATCAACGGCTACTACTGGTCCGACGGCTACTGGCTGCCGTACGTGTTCCAGGGCGTCTGGCGTAACTGTGCCGGGTGCGCCGGCTCGTTCGGCTGCTGCTCGTGTGAGCCAGCGTGCCAGGTGTGGCTGCCCGGACCTGTCTGGTCCTTGCCGGCCACCGGGGTCAGCGTCAGTGATGTGATCATCCCGGTGGACGCCTGGCGGGTGGATGACGGACAGTGGCTGGTCCGTACCGACGGTGACTGCTGGCCGGACTGCCAGGACTACAACGTGGACACGGGGACGTTCACGGTCACCTACTTCAAGGGCCAACCGGTCCCCAGTGTCCTGTCCAACGCGGCCGGTGAGCTGGCCTGTGAGTGGGCTCGGAGCTGTACCGGGGCGACCTGTCGACTGCCGCAACGGGTCACCTCTATCTCCCGGCAGGGTGTGTCCGTAACCCTGGCTGATGTAGACGCGCTACTGAAGGATGGGCTCACCGGGCTCACCACGGTGGACCAGGTGATCCGTCAGTTCAACCCTTACCGGCTGCCATCACGCATGAGCATCGCGTCACCTGACTGGCCGCCGATACAGCGGACAGTGACCTTCCCGTGAGCAGCTTCACCCTGGTCAGCGAGCTGTCCGCCGCCCTCCTGGGCTGCCTGTGCACCGCTGTCTCCGGGCACCCTGACCCGCCGCAGCACTGCTGCTACCGGGTCGGTACGGAACCTGTACACGATGTGGACCTTGAGACGAACATCGACCTGTGCTGCGAGGGCTTAGCCTACGTCCTCCTCGGTGATACGTACCCGTCCAGCCAGTCGTTCCCGGACAACGACATCGTTCGCCAGGCCGAGTCCCGGTGCCCGTTTCCTACCTACGGCGTAGCGTTCCGGCTCGGCATCGTCCGCTGTGCCCCCGCCACCTCCAAGTGCACCGAGAACAACGCGGCCTTCACCCAGAACCTGTACGACATGCAGTCGATCAACGACGCGATGTGCTGCTTCCTGGAGTTCGTCCGCACGTCCACCACGTTCATGGGCATGTCCCTGGTCATCGAACGACAAGTGCAGGGATCCACGTCCGGAGGCTGTACTGAGCGGTATGTGAACATCGTGGCGCAGATCCCCAACCAGGACTGCGGCTGTGGTTAGGGTAACGATCTCCTACTTCAAGGCCCACCGGGAGAGCACTGAAGACACGATCATCTTCATCCGGAAGGTGCTCCGGGAGATCCGCTTCCAGGCCAGGCTCACGGTATCCCACGGCCCGTACACCACCGGGCGCCTGGCGGCCAGCATCAAAGACAAGGGTCCCTTCGTCGACGGGAACCGGATCCATGGCTCCGTTGGTACGGATCTGCCCTACTCGCGGGTGGTGGAGCGGGGTTCAGGGCTCTACGGCCCGACCCACAGCAAGTACCCGATCCGGCCGGTTCGGCGCCGGTTCATGAAGTTCTATTGGCGCCGGGTGGGCCACGTCGTCTACCTGGAGAAAGTCCGGCACCCGGGCCAACGAGGCAAGCACTTCCTGCTCAATGCTGCTCGTATCGCGGCTCGTCGCTACAACATGTTGTTCATTAGCCATGAGTTATGATCCCGACCATGACAGCCCCACTGGACCCTGGTAAGGAGACGCGCATCGTTGACGTGCACGGACGCAATGTAGTGGTCCGTCAGCTCAACGACGCACAGCTCCTGCTCATCGCCAGGGAAGCGCGCCTTGCTCAGAGCCCCGAAACCACCTCAGAGCGTCGCCTGGTCGCCGTATCCCGGATTTTCGACATCCTGGAAAACGCCATCGTGCAGGATGCGGACAAGGAATACCTCATGGACCTGACGGTGAAGGGGACGCTGACGCTGACCGACATGACCGGCTTCATCTCCGTGTTCGGGGACGCGGAGGAGGACGAGAAGCCGAGGGCGCGTCGTGGTCGCCCAGCCAAGCGCACCTGACCTGTCGGTACCGGACACATCGAAGGTCATTGTCCCTTCCCTGAACCGGGACCCAGTCCAATCGCTGCAGCCGTGGGCGGTTGTGGTGCATTGTGCCGGCGCGGATGTGGAGATCCCGGCCTTGCCCGCTACGGACTGGCTGGCTGTCCTGATGGCTGAACCGGTGCAGTTTGACGACATCTTCCCCGGGCTCCTGAGCGCAGACGATGAGACCTGGGTGGAGGAGCAGATACTCCATGGGGCCCTGGACTTTGACGAGTTCCGGGAGACTGCCCTGGCCATCCTGGAGACAGTGTCAGCGCGCCGGTGGTGGGTGACCTTACGCCTGGTGGGCGTGATGAAGGCGTCCTGGGATGTGCTGGGATCTCGCCTGATCTTGCGGGGGGTTGACGCCAGCAAGCTGTCCCTGTCGGCCTGGCTGGACATCGCCTTGATCACCATCCTGGAGAACATGGAGCCCAAGGACACCCAGATGTTCACCATGCGGCTGGAACGGGCGCCCGACGAGGAGGGCGAACCGGAGCCGGAGATGGACAACTCAGCCTTCCTGGCCCTCGGGCGCGACTGACCCTTATGATGACCTTTGGTAGCGCGCGCGAAGCCTACCTCTCGCGGGTCGGAGGGTGGTGGCTTCGTGGCGTTAAACAGCATCGGTGATGCCTACATCGATGTCCACGCCAACACGGGACCCTTCCACCGTGAGCTACCCCGTGAGGTTGAAGGTATCGCCCATGCTGCCGAGAAGGACTTCGACAAGGCCGGTCAGCTTCTCGGGAACAAGATGTCGGATGGCATCACCAACAAGCTGCGCTCCCGGAGTAAGAACTTCGGCAAGGAAGTCGAGAAGGCCACTGCTCGCACGGTCATCCGGGTCAAGAGCATCTTCCGGTTCGACCGGCTCCGGGACAGTATCCGGCGGCACTTCCGCCGAGACATCGGGGACACCCTGGCCGAGGAGACGGCCAACGCCTTCGAGGCCGCTACCCCCGCCTTCACCAAGATCGGGCAAGGTATCGCTGATGCGGTAGGGGCCGGGTTCAACGTCTCCGGCAAGTCCCCGCTGATCCTGATCCTGATACCGGCCATCGGCGCCCTGATCGGTTTGTTCACCGCCCTGGCCCAGGCCATCAACGCGGCCGTGGCCGTGCTGCTCATCGTGCCAGGGCTTCTGGCCTCGATCGGGCTCCAGGTCGGAGTCCTGTTTCTGGCCTTCCATGGCCTCGGAGGGGCGATCCAGAAAGCTTTCGCAGCTAAGAACGCTAAAGAGTTCAGGGAGGCTATCAAGGGCCTTAGCCATCCAGCCGCGAGATTCGTCAGGGAGCTTCTTCCGCTCCGCAAGCTGTTCTCTGATCTTCAGAAGACGGCTCAGGAGAAGTTCTTCAAGCAGCTCCTGGGTGTGATCCCCGCGATCCAAAGAGCCCTGGGACCACTACTGGTCAAGGGCGTAGGGTCGGTGGCCGGGCAGCTCGGTAAGTTCTTCCGCGACTTCGGGAAACTGCTGGCTTCCCCCGCTTTCATTAACTTCTTCAAGGCACTAGTCCCGGCCACCACTCACTGGCTGGACATGTTGTCTAAGACCCTGTTCGGGAAGCGGGGGTTCATCACCGGCATCCTGGAGATGGCCACCGCCCTGATGCCGTTCATGGTCAAGTTCGGTGACATCATCCTGCGCAACCTGGACGAGGTGGCCGGCTTCTTCTTCCGGATCGCTCACGACCCGGCAACCACGGCTTGGTTGGACCGGATGGCCGCCACCCTGCAATTGGTCTTCGACCTACTGTTCAAGGTCGGCGAGTTCCTGTTCATCCTCCTGGCCCAGTTAGATGCCGCCGGGGGCCAGGAGCTGTTTAAGGCGCTCATCGAGGCCATCGACCGGATCAACTTTGTACTAGCCTCCCCGGTAGGCAAGAAGGCCCTTGAGGGTCTCGTGGACCTGGGAATCATCAGCATCAAACTTCTCACCGGTCTGATCATCGCAGTGTTCCTGGTGCTGGCCGCCTTCGAAACCCTGGGTGAATGGATCAAGACCACACTCGTCCCTCGCTTCTTGGAAAACCTGAAGATCATGGGCGAAGCTGTTGCGGCTTTTGGTACCTTTGTTGCGGTTTGGATAGGACGAATTGTCGGCTGGATAGGCCACTTCTTCGCGTCCATGCTCGGAGTTGTTCGCAGCGCTGGTCAGGCGACGGCCAAATGGATCTCTGACATCATCGCAAAGATCATCGAATGGATCAATCGGATCAAGGGGATCCCACCCCTGGTCAAGAGCGCCTTCAGCAACTTTGGCAGCCTCCTCATCAACGCGGGACGGTCGTTGATTAATGGATTGATCCAAGGAATCAAAGATAAGCTGCCAGGTCTATTCAGCCTGCTTCTATCCATTGCTGCTCGTATAGGTGGCATCTTCCCGGGCTCCCCGGCTAAAGAGGGCCCCTTGTCCGGGCGCGGATGGACCCGCTACCGGGGCCAGCATCTCATCGAAGACCTGGTCAAGGGTATGAAGATGGAGGTCCCCGACCTCCGTAAGACCACCATGGACGCGGTCAACAACATCATCTTCAGTCGTGACTCGATTCAGATGACCTTCCAGGGCGCCCCACCCACCCAGGCTCAGGCCAAGACCGTGGGAGCGGCCATGGGTAACTCGGCCGCTGACCTGATCGCCGCCCGGAACACCCGACTCGTCGTAAGGACCTTGTGATGGGCGTCTACAACCCGCACACGCCACAGATCCTGGGCCAGGAATGGGTCGGCATCCGCGAAGAGGACATGACCTTCAGTCCCGCCGTCAACGTGGTCGAGGTTGGGCACGGGTTCACGACACTGGCGTCCTACACGTTGCAGGACGCCAGGTTCTACATCAACGACTGGCCCCCTGGCCGGGCCCTGGGCCAGGTCTACATGGCGTCCATTTACCCGGCTGGCAAGGAGGCGGAGACCGGGCCGATTAGGTCGGTCATCATTCCGTGCAACTCGGCGCAGTTGTCGGGTGGCGCCGGAGGCACTGTACCGGATGCGTTAGCGGATCCTTCGGACAACCAGTATATTACGTTTCCTCGCGCCGGCAGCGGTGGCGTGGCGGCAGGTGTCCGTCTCGGGTTCGCCACCAACTCCTATCAGAACGAGTTGAGCGGCAAACGTATCGTCGGAGTTAACCTCTTGTATACGCTTGCTGCTAATGCCGGTATCTTAGGTACCGCGCCCATTGAAGCGGACCTGGGGGCCTGGTATATCGAAAGAGCTGCGCCGGGAGCGTTTGACTACAACTTTGGCCTGGCTCAGGCGTCCGGGTCGCTCATCGGCAACTCTGAGATCTTCAAGGCTGAGCTGGGGGAGATTGACCATTACTGGACTGCCAACTCTCCCACCTCTCCGGACCGAATGCCCTGGATCTATACCGGTCTCCAGAAGTTTGAGATCAGTGCCCTGGGCCGGATCTCGATGCGGTACTACCACATCCTAAATGCCACCTGGGACGGCTATATGAGCTACGCCGCCCTTCAGGTTCTCTTCTGTGAAGAGAATCGTCTGTACTGTGGCGCACGAGCCTTTGGCGAAGCCGGCACCCCTGCTTACAACACTCGTTACACCATGGGCGCCAACCTTATTCCAATCCGGGATTTCGCCTATAACCTGCTTCCGGTCCTGACGGCTGGGAACTACACACTCGTTATTGAATCCGCCAATCTTGGGGACTCTGCCAACACGATCACCAACCGGAAGATCGATCTAAGCCTGTATCCAGACCTCAATGGGCTCCGGCAGCTCTACGCCATGACCCCACATCCTGGCGTCCAGGTCAACATCACTCAGACCGTGGGGGAACAGTTCTCCAAGGAGGAAGTCCAGATCCTCCCCCAGCTCAGCCTGCACACCTCCGGTGGCCCGATCAACGAGGTCCACGTCTACGGGCGCCAGGCCGCTGCTCAGGTGTACGGCACGGTCACCGCCACCCAGGAGATTCTTGACTCGGCTGCCCTGGCGGCCCGGTCCTACCCGTGGGCCCGGTTCTACGCCCGCCGGTTCGGGGACACCACTGTCCCCCTGCGTCTGGACTCCACCACCATTACCGGCGCCGGGGTCAACGCCGAGATCACCCCGATCGCGTTTGACGCCCTGGACGAGATCGTGGACGGCTGGAAGGAGGTCACCCTCCGGTTCACCACCGCCCCCACCATGGGGGCCGGGACCACGCCACAGTGGCGGTGGTCGGCCACCGGTGAACTGATCGGCAACCGCTGGGAAGTCCTCGGCGTCATTGCTCCCGCTCTGTCCGGCATCACCGGGAACCTGAAGAACCTGGTTCCGAGCCCTCAGCAGCTCTCTGCTGCCACGTACGGGCAGCCGGCGGCCGGGGCCACGGTCAACTTGGGCTGGGTACCTGGCTATGCCCCTGCGGTCACCGCCACCACTGATGATCAGACCGCTGACGCGGCGCTCATGTTCGCCTTGGACATGCCTACGATCACCGGGTTCGCCTCGGCCAACGCCTCTCAGACGGTGGTGGGCATTGGCCTGGACTGCGGGGTCAACCCGTGCTGCGTTCCCAGCGCCATCAAGTACACCAGGCTCACCTGGGGCCTGCCGCCGAACACGGGGGCGCTCACGGATGACTTTGAGCGGACGGTGGCGGCTGGGTCATGGGGTGGTGTCGGGTACACCCTTGTGGGCACGGCTACAGACTTCTCTGTGGACGGGCACCAGGGACTTATCACCCTGAGTGCTGGTGGGACTACACACTTTGCCACGGCCAACACTGGATCCATCGACTTCGATATCCAGGCGGACATCCAATTCCGGAATCTTGTCACCAGCAACCTCCTACGAGGTGGAGTAACCGGTCGATACACCGACCAACTCAACAACTACTCGGCTACCGCCGACGTGGGCCCCACCGGCGCCGTCACCCTGCGCATGGAGAAACGGGTAGCTGGAGTCGCCACCACCCTGGGCACCGTAGCCCTGGGCCCATTGGCCGGTGGCCCTGATGCCACGATCACTGTGCGTCTCACTGCGTTTGGGCAGTTCCTGAAGGCGAAAGCATGGCGGACCGGGTACCCGGAGCCAGCCTACTGGGACATTGAAACAACCGACTCCGCCCTGACTACAGGCTCCCGGGCGGGGGCCATGGCCCGGGACGAGTCGGCCGGTGTCAACAACGTGGTCGCCTTCGACAACCTACTGATCACTCCACCGCAGTACTGGTTCGGGCACTACGAGCTGCAGCGGATGGACACGGTCACCACCGACTGGCAAACCATCATGGCAGCGACCAACCCGGCCACTACCGGGTTCAACGACTTCGAGGCTCGGGTGGGGGTGCTGTCCTCCTACCGGATCCGGTCGGTGGACGCCTACGACTTCGCCGGACCCTGGTCGGCCACGGTGACCGCTACTGTTCCTAGCCCCGGTGTGACCATCGGGTGCACGGGCGGGCACCTGCTCATCTTCACGTCCAACGAGGAGCAGGACGGGTCGATCAACCTGGCCTACTCGTCGGTGTGGGAGGGCAACGTTGAGGAGGCGTTCAGCTTCCCGGAGGCCAGCTTCGTTGAGATGCAGGCCATGTACAACCGTGACTTCTTCACCGCGTTCCGGCCCACGGAGCGGGGCGGGGAGCAGTTCAGCCGCACGGTGCTGGTCCAGGCAGCGGCGATCTCTCCGCAGAGCCTGGCGGACTTCACCGGTCTGCGGGACATGGCCTGGTCCAACGTGTCCTACATCTGTGTCCGGGATGAGGACGGTAACCGCTGGTTCACGACTGTGCTTGTTCCGAGCGGTCGGGTGTTGCGGGACCGGCGCCTGTACATGGCTCCGGTGAACATCATCGAGGTGACTGACACTCCCAGTGAGGTGGACCCGTGAGCCACCAACTGATCACCAACTTCCCCCATGATCCGATTCTGGATCTGGACCCGTGGGTGGGTCAGCGCCAGGCGTCGTACCGGTTTGCGCTGACTGATGGGGCTACCGGGGAGAACTTGGGGGACATTACCCCGTTCCGTACCGCCACACTGTCCCATGACACCACAAGAACGATCAAACGTCAGTTGACCTTGGACCTAGGGGTCTTCGATACGTCCATTGTAGACGCTCTGACTCATCGGGTCAGTGTGTTCATGACCTTCCCCTCGGGCGTGGAATACCCCCTGGGACGCTACATGTTCACCGACGCCTCGCGCCAGGTGTTCACCTCCGGGATCCCGGGCCCACACACGGCCGGTGGCCTGGGCAGCATGACGCTGTCCGATGAGATGTTCATGGTGGACCAGGAGATTGAGGCCGGGATCGATGGCACTAACAAGAACGTCTCGGTGGTCATGCGGGAGGTCCTGGAAGACTTCGCCCTGGACCTGGAGATCGACCCTACCCCATACCTTTCTCAGGGTTCCTGGACCATCGGAACCACCCGAGGGTCCATTTTGGAGTCCCTGGCGGTGGAAGGGGACTACTTCTCTCCCTGGTTCGGCAACGACAACAAGTTCCACTGCATCCGCACGTTCAACCCGTTCGGCCTGATCCCTGACTTCGACTTCGACGCCAACATGAAAGTCATCAGGGACCCGATCGTGGAGACCGACGACCTGCTCACCGCACCCAACGTGTTCATTGTGGTGTCCAATGCCTCCGAGGATCCCGATGTGGAGAATGTGGGCCGGGCGGAGGTCCCTGCCACCGCTCCCCATTCGATCGCCAACCGGGGCTTCCGGCTACCTCGAACCTTCGACCTTCAGGTGGGGACCAGCACGCAGGTTCAGGCGGTGGCGCAGGGACTGATGGAGCGGTTCAATATCTTCGAACGGATTACGTTGAGCACCCCCCCGGATCCTCGCCATGACTCCTACAACATCATCCGTTGGCGCGGGGACATCTGGCTGGAGCTGGGCTGGAGCCTGACCCTGACCGCCGGTGGGGCGATGGCCCATGTGCTCCGGAAGACGTACACGCCATGACCGAACCGCTACCCACCAACGATCCCGCTGCCAGCCTCATTGGGCTAGGGGCCCAGGCACTCATCGACAATGCCAAGCGTCTTGGGCTGACCTGGCAGTTGCGTCTGGCCACAGTGGTTGATGCGATCAGTGGTAACCAGCTACTGGTCCAGTTGGACGGGGATGACACCTCGATCACCATCGTGTCGATGATCGGCCTGGTGCCGGCTACGAAGCGTGTGTACGTGATCAGCATCCCGCCCTCGGGCAACTTCGCGGTGGGCTGGGTCAGCTACGAGCATCAGGTCTTCTACGGGGAAACCGGAACCGTCACCCTGTCATTCACCACCCAGACCTCGGTGACGCAGGCGGTAACCTTTGCTACTCCTTTCGCCTCAACCCCTGTGGTGTTCACGAACGTTGACAGTTCCGCTGGTGCCGTGTCCCAGTGGTGGTCTCGTGCCTTCGGCGTCAGCACCACCGGGTTCACCCTGTGGGTGACCAGCGCTACAGCGGCTACCTGGGTGGCTGTTCCTGTCCAGTGGGGCGCATTCTCCGGGATCTGAGGTGGCCATGAAGGTGTACGTCATCCCCTCCGACGCCATGGGGTGCGGACACTACCGGCTCATCTGGCCAGGCAGCCTGTTGAAGCAGCAGGGCATGGATGTGGTGATCCTGCCACCGAAGCGGGACTCCGGGTTCATGGTGAAGATCCGCGACAACCCGGACGGCAGTAAGACGCTGGTGGGGGCCAGTGTCCCGGAGGATGCTGACGTGATCGTGGTGCAGCGCCCGGCGCATGAGCTGCAGCCCCAGTTGATCCAAGCCTTACGGGCTAACCGGATCGCGGTTGTGGTGGACATGGACGATGACATGTCATCCATCCACCCGGACAACATCGCCTTCCAGACCTACCGGCACAACACCGGGACCCCGCTGTCCTGGAAATGGGCCACGGAGTCCTGCAAACTGGCCACCTTGGTTACCGCGTCCACGAAGCAGCTTCTGCGGGTGTACGCCAAGCATGGGCGGGGGCAGGTTCTGGATAACTACGTGCCGGAGGCGTACCTGAGATTCGACAAGCCGGAGGCGGGAACGTTCGGGTGGGCCGGCACCACCAAGTCCCATCCCAACGATCTTCAGGTGACCGGGCGCGCTGTTCAACAGCTTCAGGCTGAAGGGTTCAGGTTTCAGGTGGTTGGCGGCAAGTCCAGCGTGAAGGAGGCGCTGCGGCTACCTGAACCACCCGAGTGCACCGGGTCCGTGCCCCTGGTGGAGTGGGCCAAGACGATCGGGGAACGGTTGGATGTGGGCATGGCTCCGTTGGCTGCGACGGCGTTCAACATGTCGAAGTCCAGGCTGAAACCGATCGAGTACATGGCGGTAGGGGTCCCCTGGGTAGGCTCCCCTCGTGAAGAGTATCGTCGCCTGCACCGTGAGTCCGGGTGCGGGCTTATGGCCGATACCCCGAAGGAGTGGGCCATGCAGCTCAAGCGGCTCATGACCGATGACGTCCTGCGCAAGGAGCAGGCCGAGGCGGGCAGGGAGTACATGAAAGATCAGACGCTCCAGGTCAACGCGTGGCGGTGGGCGGAAGCTTGGACCCGAGCCCTGGAGATTGAACGTGGCTGATAAGCAGGGCGCCAGGGTCAATGTTGTCTATCTGGTCAATGACATTGTACAGAACTACCCGGTGATCACCGGTCCCTACATCACGGTTCAGTTGAAGCGCCGGAAGGCAACGATCTTCGTCCGGACTGCGCGGCACGGGAACGTGCTCCGCTCAGTGCACTTGACCAACGTGATCAGCATTGATCGGCACGTTGCCCCGGAGGACTGATGACCATCCCCCGCTACAGCATCGTTCTCACGCACGACCGTCCGGAACTCCTGGCCGACTGTGTCAAGGCGATCAGGGCGCAGGCCGACCTGACCATCGTGATCGACAACGCCTCCAATCCTCCGGTCGCCCTGGACAGCTTTTCCCCCGAGGGTAACCCTGTCGGCCTGGTCCAGGATGATCTTCAGCCCACCAACCTCAGCTACCTATGGAACCGTGGGCTTGACTACATCAGTGGTGTCATGAACCAGAGTCCCGAATGGGATGTAGCCATCCTGTGTGATGACGTCGTGGTCCCGGACGGCTGGTACGAGGCGGTCAGCTCCTGCATGCGGGCCCATGGTGCCGCTGCTGGGAGCACGCACCAGTGGCATCCGGTGGACCAGCCCACCCTGAAGCAGGCACCCGACCAGGACCTGAATGGGCGCATGTGTGGGTGGGCGTTCATCCTGGCCGGGGAGAAGGGGATCAGGGCGGATGAGGACCTGCTCTGGTGGTGGTGTGACACGGCCATCGACTGGCAGGCACGGGCCAACGGGGGCATGGTCATCTGCCCCGGACCGGTGGCCCACAACATTCACCCGAATGACTGGACCATGCGTAACTCGTTCCTGAACCATCAGTCAGGCATGGACGGGCTGACGTTCGCCGCTAAGTACGGAGGGCGCCCGTGGTAGTGGCCTATGGCGTGTGCGTCGGCTCCTGGGACAGGTTCCAGGCCAACGTGGTGCCGCATACCTACGACAGCGAGATCGTGGCTCTGTACGGGCAGCCGTCGATCGCGGTGGCCTACAACAAGATCCTGGCCGCCTACGCCAGCCCCATGCGTCCCCTGCCTAGCGCCCTGATCCTGCAGCATGACGACCTGGAGATCACCGACCTCTACGCCGAGGAGAAGATCCTGGAGGCGTTCCAGGACCCGGATGTGGCCCTGGTGGGGGTGGCTGGTGGTGGTTCAGCTCAGGGCCTGGCGTGGTGGAACGTGGACCCGGTCGGGCACCAGCTCACCGATTCGATGAACATCGATTTCGGGCCCCGGACTGGCTACGTGGATTCCCTGGAGGGCAGCTTCCTGGCCTTCTCCCCATGGGCCATTCAATGGATGAGGTTCGATACAGGATTCCCCGGGTTCCACGGCTACGACGAGATCAGCATGCAGGTCAAGTTCAAAGGCAAACGGTGCCTGGTCATCGACCTGGACACACACCACCACACCAAGGTCGGCTTCGACTCGGTGGCCAGTGAGCATGAGTGGCTCCAAGCCGACAAGAGGTTCCGGGAGAAGTGGCTATGATCCGTGAACACTGCAGCGCCTGTGGTCATGACATCCTGGTTAAGTTCCTGGACCTGGGGACCTCCCCGGTGGCTGACGCCTACGCCGCCACGCCCGAAGAATCCATGAACCTGGACCGGTACTCACTGTCGGTGGCCGTGTGCGCCCGGTGTTACCTGGCGCAGTTGCTGGAGGTTCTGCCGGGGGAACTGCTGTTCGGTACCGGATACTCGTTCTATACCTCCGCCTCCCCACCCCTGTCCCGCTACCACGAGCAGTACGCCCGGGAGATTCTGGCCCGGTATCCGATGGAGGCCAGGAGGTACACCCTGGAGATCGGGTGCAATGACGGGGACCTGCTGCGGCACCTGAACGCAGCCGGGTGCGTGACGGTGGGCATAGACCCGGCGGCGGGCCCGGTGGCCGTGGCCCGGGACCGTGGCCTGGACGTTCGGGTCCGGCCGTTCGGTAGGACGTTCGCCAAGGACCTGTATGACGCTCAGGGCCCCGCCACACTGATCATCGCCAACCATGTCCTGGCCCATGTGGAGGATGTATCGGACATGCTGGCCGGGATCTCGATCATGCTGGACTGGGACGGTGTGGCCCTGATCGAGGTGCAATACCTACCTGACCTATTGGTTAACAATGCTTTCGACCTGGTGTACCACGAGCACCGGAACTTCTTCTCCCTGACCAGCCTGGAATCCGCCGCCCTGCGGCACGGTCTGCACCTCATCGATGTTCGGTTCACCTCCCGCCAGGGCGGCTCCCTGCGGGCCACCTTCACCAAGGGGCACCCGGTGGAGAACAACTACATCGGGGCCACGGTCACCCACACGGAACGCTGGCTGCAGACCATGGGCCCCTATGAAGGGTTCCAGGGTCGGGTGGAGCGGATCCGGGAGCGGCTGTGGGACCTGGTGGCGGCCGAGGGGGACCGGATGATCGCCGGGTACGGGGCCCCGGCCAAGGCGACCACGCTGCTGAACTACTGCCGCATGGGCACGGTCCTGGACCATGTAGTGGACACGACGCCGGCCAAGCAGGGGCGCTACATTCCGGGCACGGTGGCGCAGATCAGGGCCCCTCTTTGTACTGATCCGTATCCACGCGGCATGGGGCATGTACATGAAGCTACATCTACGTACAAACAGATGCCCGACACATACCTGCTCCTGGCGCATAATTACTTGCCTGAGATCCTTAGAAAGGAAAAAAGCTTTGAGGGAAGATGGATCATTCCAATACCTAGTCCGATGATAATGTGACCAATCGAATGGAACTTGAGTCCAGGTTCTGGGCAAATGTTGACTGGGACCTAATGAATCAGGAACGATGCTGGCCTTGGCTCGCTAGTAAGATGTGGCGTGGCTATGGTCAATTTAGGTTCATTGACCTATATGGCAAGCAATGCGTGACCAGGTCTCACCGTCAAGCGTACGAGTTTGAACATGGCCCAATTCCTCCAGGGCTTCATGTTGATCATACCTGTCATGATCCTCTCTCATGTAACAAGGGAGAAGACTGTCCTCACAGAGCCTGTTGTAACCCCCTCCACATGACACTGGTTACAAACAAGATGAACCATGCACCAGGGCGCATCAATGCGCGTAAGGGGGGTCTTGCTGCAGCCCGGGTGAGATGGGGGAAATCATGCGACTGAACCTTGGCTGCGGTGACCGGTACGCTCCCGGCTGGCACAACGTGGACCGGGCTGACTGTCCCCACGCCAAGGATGAAGCGCACGACCTGCGGGACTACTTGCCCTGGACCGATGTTCAGTACGCCTATGCCGGGCACCTGTTGGAGCATCTGCGGGTGGGCAACGCCATCGTGCTCCTGGAGCGGCTGCTGCAGTGCATGGCCCCGGGTGGGGAGCTGATGGTTGTGGGTCCGGACTGTGTGGTGGCTGAAGGTATGGCCTTCGCCGGCACCCTGGACGTCACCCTGGACTCGCTGAAGTATGGAGCGTCCAGGTGGCCAGGGGACGAGCACCGCTGGGCATGCTCACAGTTGGATATCCGGATCCTGCTGGAGCGCACCGGGTGGTCTGATGTGACCAACGTGGGCATCAACAGTGTTCCGATGATGTGGCCGGTGGCTGACCGCCGGCCACAGTGGCAGTGCGCCATCAGTGCAAGGAGGGTCCTGTGATCGTGGACCACATCGGGCGGCGCATCATCCCGGTGACCGTGTGCCTGCCCGTCATCCCGCCCCGGGTGGGCAACGGGATGCTGGACCGGGCCCTCCGAGGCATCCGGGAGCAGACGCTGCAGCCGGCCGCGATCAACTGTGTCCTGGACACGGAACGGCAGGGTGCGGCCGCGACCCGGGAGAAGGCACTCCGGGCGGCGGATACCGAGTGGGTGGCCTACCTGGACGATGACGACGCCTGGCACCCGCATCACCTGGAGACCCTGTGGAACCTGGCCGAGGACAGAGGTGCCTGGTATGTGTGGTCGTGGTTCGATGGGAACAACCCGTTCCCGATGCACCGGGGCCGACAGATGAACATCGATGATCCTCACCACACCACGATGGGCATCATGGTCAAACGGGAGCTGTCGCTGCGGGCCGGGTTCATGCCGCACCCGGAAGCCCCACCCGAGTGGGCTGGCGAGGACTGGTGGCATGAGCTGCGGTGCATTGAACTCCTGCGGGAGGAGTTCGGGGATGAGGTGACTACCACCCTGTTCGCCGGGTCCCCGGAGGTGACGTGGACCTACTACGTGCACGGGAGCAACACCAGCGGCAGGCCACGATGGTAGGGGCCACGGTCACCGTCCTGGTCCCCACCATCCCGCCCCGTAGGGAGATGCTGGGGCGGGCCCTACTGTCGGTGATGACCCAGCACCACTTGCCGGACATGGTCATGGTGGGGGTGGACAACGAACGGTTGGGGGCAGCCAAGAACCGGAACCGGATGCTGCCGTGGGTGTCGACAGACTGGGTGGCGTTCCTCGACGATGACGATGAGCTGCTGCCGAACCATCTGCTGGTCCTGTTGCAGAACTCCTCCGATGCGGATGTGATCTACACCGGGTGCACGGTGATCGGGCCCCAGGGCCAGGATCTGGGCTACCACGAGGAGTGGGGCCGGTACGGGAAGCCGTTCAGTGAGAACCTGCTGCGGAAGAAGAGTTACCTGCCGGTGACGTCCCTCGTGCGCACGCACCTGGCCAAGCTGTCCTCCTTCCAGGCTCCTCCTGGCTCAGAGTACGACGACTGGGGCTTCTACCTGGGCCTCCTGGACCAGGGCGCCAGGTTCAAGCACGTGCCGCAGAAGACGTGGATCTGGCATCACCATGGCGCCAACAGCTCTGGACGCCCTGACCGCTGGTAGGAGATCCTGAGGTCATGGTGCAGCCACACAGGTCAGCGAGCATGAACGCCCTGTACCACAACGGGCTGACCGTGTGGCCAGGGATGACGATCGGGTGGATCGGCGACCTGGGCCACCAGGGTGAGGTATCCGGGCACAATCCGGACGACTACCCCCGGGTCCGGGCCGAGCTGGTTGACGCTGACTCCGACCCCGAGGTCCGTGCCCTGGACTTCATGATCGGGACTCGGTTCAGGGTCTCCGACGCAGTAGCCCTGGTGCAGGCGCTGATCACGGGTGTGGACCGGTTCAGGCTGTACTACGTCATCTACAACCATAAGATCTATAAGCGGTCCACCGGGTTCCGGGCAGATGATTACACCGGCGTGGATCCGCACACCAACCATGTTCATGTGTCCGGGTACTCCACCGATGATGAGAATGGTGCGGATTGGCAATCCGTACTCGCACTAGGGGAGGGTTACATGGCCGATGTCTTCTATCGGGTGCAGAGCACCGACGTCGCCTGGAACGGGCAGGTGTTCGTCAGCAACCGTATTCATCGCCGCAAGCTGCGTAGTCCTGGCAGTATCCAGACTCCGGCCAGGGCCGGGGCTACCGAGGTCCTGTTGACGGATGCGCTGCGGGGCGCGGATACCTGGGGCAACTACCTGGATTCGGTGGCCGGCCCGCTGTTCCCTGAGCTGGTGTGCAACTGCACCGGGGGGACTGGGGAGCATGTTCATGAGCTGTCCGGGAGCACGGGTCCTGTAACGCCATCCGGGTGATCTCAGATGTCAGGGGTGTACGGGAAACTGGAGGTAGCACCCCTTACATCTGGAGAGATCATGACAGCAACAGACATCGCCATCATCCTCGGAGCGGTGGGCATATTGACCACCTCTATTGCCGGAGCAGTGAAGACTTTACGTCAGGTAGATGCCATAAAGGGACAGGTTGAAGAGACTAAGGCAACTCTCCGGGAAGATGTGCAGGCAGTTCATGAGATCGTCAATCAGCAGCACACCGACCTGGTGACGTATCAGGACAGTCTGATCAAAGCCCTTCAACGGGCGGGAGTACATGTCCCCAAGGACGAATCGATTGACAACGCATCGTAGATACAGCTTCGTATACCCGCTGCCCCACGGAGGGCACGATGTAGTCCTGCAGATCCTCCAGACCGCCTGCAACCAGTACTGGTGGTTCCGGGACCCTCGCGTGGAAGGGCAGCCGTACAACCGGCTGTCCTTCTCGTTCACGGCCTCCGCCCGGGACAAGTGGTTCACCCACCATCGAGCCATGCGACTGGCGTTGGACTGCTTCTATGCACTAGGCATGAGGGAGGCCGATGTCCCAGAACCGATCTGGGAACCGTTGCCTCCTCACACCAACCGGGGGTACGGGAGATCGGGTAAGGCGGAGGTACCATGACAAATCGCCGCGCACTTGTTGTAGGGTCCGCTGTGGCCGGGATTGTGGGGATTGTCCTGGCGTTCACGACCATGGCGCCGGTCTCCGGCAGCCCGGACGGGCTCAGTGCCGGGGACCTGCGGGATGTCTGCCAGGGGCGTTTGGACACCAACCCTCCCCCTGCAGCTAGACTGAGAACCTGGTTGAGGGACTGTGTCAGCGCCATGTCGACATCTCCGCTCCAAACGACTCAGACCACAACGACAGCTCTTGCCAGCTCCGCACACCCCTCAGTGACCTTTCAACCCACTGCCACTCCACCCCCTACGACACCGCCACCGGTGGCCGGGTTCCCGAACCAGGCCACCACTGGAGTCCCCGCCGGTTGGGTGCCGGCCACGATCCGTACCGGAGGCTGGACCATCACCGCTCCTGGCGTCTACACAGACGTCCGGGTCACTGGTGGGATCCATGTGGCTGTGGACAACGTCAGCCTGCTGCGGGTTGAGGTGATCGATGGGGTGGTGAACACGGAGACAGCCAGCGGCTGCCGGCACGGAACAGCCCTGGACCAGGTGACCATCCGCTCGTCCGGTAACGCGCCCTTCGACGCGACCAACGGTGCCGTGACCCCTGGGGGGTACACGGCCACCCGGGTGAAGGTGAAGAACCTGACGGAGGGCTTCCGGGCCGGTGGGGGCAGTGTGGGCTGTGGTCCGGTGACCATCCGGGATTCGTTCGCGTTGATCCGTGGCGATGACTGCCACTGTGACGGGGTGCAGGTCTACGACGGGGCCGGGCTGACGGTGGACGGGCTCACGGTGGACTGGGCCGTGACCGTGGCCGGGACCACGGCATTCTTCGCCCCCTCGGGTGAGGCGGCCGGTGGTCCAGTGAACGTCAAGCGGCTGCTGCTCAAGGGCGGCGGGTTCGCGTTGACGGACGCGATCCCGGGCAGCGTGGACAACTACTTCTACGTGGCCGGTTCAGCGGTGTATGGGGCCATGGCGGTGGACTGTGCCGTGGTGGCGTACAGCAACGGGCACATGGGGGCCATCGACAGCAACTATCAGCCGGTCAGCTCCATGGCGCTGCCCTGTGGTGGGGGCAAGGGACAGTAGACACAAAGAAGGCCCCTGACGCGATGTCAGGGGCCTTCTTTGTTATCGGGGTTCTGTCCGGTCTTTGATCACAATGATCACATGTTGCCGGAGATCTGGACTAGGTGGCGGTGGACCTTGAGGTCGCACCCCAGCCGGTCCCTCCGGCCTGAGTGTGTCTCTCATCGTGGATACGGATGCGGCGCCGGACTCGTTGGTCCGGTTGGCCGTGGGTTCGGTGGGTGTGGGGAGGATGGACCTGGGGATCTCATGGAATCTCCTTTTACGTGTGTTCTGACGGCGCTCCAGATGGCCATTTTGACTTTGTGGCAGTGTTCGCACAGGACTTCACAGTCGGCGAGGATCTCAGCCCGTCTCTCATCGGAGCGTCCCCAGATGCTGGCGACCTTGACCGTCTTCTTGGACGGGTTGCGGAAGCTGACGCTGAGGTTGTTGCAGGAGCCGCACCAGCGGCAGGGCCCGTTCTCAAGGATCCAGGTCAGCCGGCGACGCCACATCCATTCGAGCTGGTATTGGCGTTGACTGTCGAGGTCCTTGTAGGGCACTCCCCCATGGTACCAGGGGAGGGGTGGGTGGTGCCCGGTGGTTTGGCCAGTTAACCCCCATCGGGCTTTACTTCCTGACAAGTCTGGCAACTACAGGCATGTCGGCAGCCACCCGGCTGCCTCATGACTATCGAGCCGGCGCAGCAGCCATAGTCTGTGCTCCATCACGGCACCAGTCGTTTCATGCGCACCGTGGTAAGGGCAGGAGTTGCACCTGCGCCTCCAGGAGAGATCCCAGCCCCCTGGTGTGCAGCTATCCGCACTCCCTTACCGAGCAGAGGGTGCCTGAGTCGCTGATCAGGCGAAGTATCCCAGGCTTAGCCTCCCATGTGGCCACACAAGAGAGCCGGACACCCCTCTAGTGCCCTTCGTGGCGGGACCCAGATTCGCACTGGGGTCTCTGGGTTATGAGCCCAGCATGGTACTGCTCCACTATCCCGCACCGCTGTTCAGTTGAGGGGTCCTGTATGGGAACAGGACCCCATCGTACCCCTCCCCTGGGGGATCAGGCAACCGGTAGCTCGAACTCCTCGGCCTTCACTCCGGCCAGGAACGCGGCCCACTCGTTGCGGGTGAACGACAGCACCGGGCCGCTAGGGTTCTTGGAGTCACGGACCAGGATCTCGTCGCAGTCGCAGATCCGTGTCTCCACGCAGCCGTTGTTGCTGGAGCTGGCGGCGGCCTTGTGGAATCCGACCTCTACGCAACAGCCATCGGGGCCGCTGAAGCTGGACTTGTTGTAGGCCACCTGGACACAGGCACCGTTGCCGGCACTGAAGCTGGACTTGTGAAACAACAGAACCTCCACAAATTGACTACTGTCACACTTGCTGCTTCTGGTCCAGGTCACAGCCTCTGAGTATAGGACCAGGGACCGTGCAAACTCGGGGGAAGGCGGCACGGTCCCTGGGGATCCCGGTGAAGGGGTTCTGATCAGTCTAGTTGAGTTGGGCTGACGGGAGGGGACTTGTCAATCAGGCGCTCTGCCGGTAGTACTCTCCCCGGGTGACCTCCCCCCGGATCACGGATTCGGGGAGGCCGCCGACATGGAACATGGCCGAGTTAACAGGGCACGGGTACTCGTTCTTGTGGTCCCGGTGCTCCCGGGCCACCTTCCGGGCTGCCTTCCGGCTGGGGTAGAGCAGTTTTCGGCAGGCTGCGCACCAGCCGAGGGCGCGGCTGCTTCTTCGTACGCGCATTCTCCATCTCCTCGTGTTGAACTTTCAATGCCACCTCTTCGGGTGTGCGTGGGGTGGTGTCACGTTTGAACTGCTCCCAGGCTTCCGTGATCCGCATCCGGTAGGGAACCCTGGCGATCATGAGTTCTCGGAGGTTGGGGACCGGGACCCGGTGGAGGCCCGTGTAACCGCTTCTGATCCGTCGTATGTCTTCGGCCATGCGGCGTAGCCGGCGGGCTCGGAGGACGGGGTAGCGCCACAGGGCCCAGCCGGCAGTGATCCCGACCAGGAGGCCGATCAGGGTTCCTTGATACTGAGTCAAGATCAGACTAGTCAAGATTCCTCCCAGGGATCCCTCCCTCTACAGGAACCAAGTCTATCAGTTCGCCCACCAAGATCAGGACACCCGGACGGTCCAGAGCCTCCTCGTCCTCCCCGGCGTACACCTTCGCCAGCCTGGTGTACTCGACCACCAGCGCATCATCGCGCCACACCCCTGCCCCCGTCAGCGCATCCTCAGTGCTCCGGGCCAGTTTCGACAGGTCAGGGGACACCGAGGGCCAGGGACGCTTGGACCGCTTCACCGTGGCCGGTCTATTGAACGTGAACACCATGCGCACCACAACGGCCCCTTGAAACGGCTCAGGCCACCCTGCGTCAAACAGGGCGGCCTGTGCAGCCTGCCGTACATCCTGGCGCCAGGGGTCAACCTTGGCGCTCTGCTCCTTCATGATCCCCCGCCCGTTGGGCAGGGCTCTCACGAACCTTTTGCTCCCCTGTGGCGCCGGGTCCCCGTAGACCACGATCCGCATCCCAGGAGCGTAGAGCATCCACAGCCTGGATCAGGGTTACGTCTACGTCAACGTCTCGCCAGGATCGACACTCATTGACCCAGGCCACGGCCGCCCTGATCACATCGTCGCGGAAGCCCAGGTACTGAACCAGCTCCTCATAGGCGATCTGCACTGTTCCTCCTACGGGTGATACATGTTCCGCACGCCTGGTGCTGTGAGCATGGGGGCGAACATGTCTGAGTACACGCTGTGATAGCCGATGGCGTACGAGATAGGCGGATCCCAGGCTCCATAGGCCCGCAGGGCGTTGACCGCTCTGGCGGCCACTGAGGCGTTGGTGGGCCAGTCCCAGGATTCCGTCACCTGGGTCAGGCGTGAGTCGTTCCAGTACCGGGGCAGGACGTAATGGCGCACATTGCCGAATCTGGACACATCGGAAGATTTCAACGCTTCGATGGCTTGACCCACGGCCACATGCTCCGGGTGATCATCAACAAGGTGTGAGTGCGACTTCAACCAGACCGGACCCCCCGGATTGATCTGATCACACACAACGAGGAGAGCGTCGGTGACCTGCTGCGTGGTGAACCCGCCCAGGAGGTCTGGGGTCTCATGCGTGGTGATTGTCCCGATACCGCTGCGGAGACAATTGATCGCCGTGTCCCGCTCGTGGATCCTGGCCGCACCGAACTCGTCCGGGGTCAGGATCTCGTAGCCCTCATCAGCCGGGGCATGGGGCACCCCCCACCAGGTGGAGATCGAGGAATGCCCTGGTCCCGGGTCGGTTCCGTTCAGGTAGTCGAACACGACGGAGCTGAGGGAGCGGCTCAGGGTGACGATGTGAACATCGTGCCCGGCGAGCACATGCTCCACGATGGCGACGCAGGCCATCAAGACCTCATCGTCAGGGTGCGCACCAGCGAACAGAACCTTGGCCATGGTCACTCCAACACGACGAATGCCCGGACGTGGTACGGCTCCAGGATATCGGGGTGCGCCTCCCGGAACCGGTCCAGGTCGAACACTTCGGTGGTCTGCCACCGCAGGAAGTGTTCGGTCAGATCGGGGTTGTCCTGACGGAGCCGGGAGATGGCGTACTGGTCCTTGGGCCGGTGGGCGACGACCTTCTTCCCGTCCACCGTTCCGGCGTACGCATCCCCAAGCTGCTCCAGCATCCGTGCCTTGAGTCGATCAGCCTCCTCCTGCCAGGCTTTCACGCTGGCCAGGGCTTCCTCATACTGCTTGAGGATGTCCCGGTCCACTTCGACCGTGGACTCCCCAGCGTGCTTGTCAGGCAGGGGCATCGGGTTCCTCTTCCTCTTCCACCAGGGCCTCGTCCAGGTCGTCGAGTGCCTGACGCAGGCGCTCCAGTTTCTCCAGGAGTACGTGCCGGTAGTAGATGACTCCGCCTATCACGATCACGGTGACTGCTGTGGCACTGATGAACTTCTTATTCACTACTCCTCCAGTTCAACTTTGATTCCTTCAGCCTCCAGGGCTCTCCTGGCAGTCTCATATTCTTTCTTCTGTGCCAGCTCACGTTGTTCCAGGTCGAACTTGGTGACTATGCCGCGAGGGAACAGGAGCTTCATGGTGAGCTTGCCGGTGCCTTTGGCCAGGCGGTACGCGGAGAAGCCCACAACGACCAGGGGCCAGAACATCACGAATAGCACCAGGATGAACTTGTTAAAGCGTTCTAGGCTCTTAAGCTCTGGTTGACTCATGCGTTCGTAACTGCTTTTCTCCTTATTCTCTTCAATCATTCTCTGTATCTCTTCAATCATGACGGGGTACTGGATCCTGAACGTTCCCAGGATCCCGGCCACGTACACCAGGGGAATGATCCACCACAACATGGCTACTGCCTCGGGGTTTCGGTCATGACCGTGTTGATGGCCATGAGCACGGAGTTGCGGTTGACGTACCCGCCCATGGCTTGCAGGGCCTGAACCATGCCGACGAGCCGGTACATCCGTGACTCCTGGATCTTGCGGATCTCCTCCAGGGTGTCATTGAGCGTCACCATGGCCACGGTCTCGGCCACGGTACGGATCCGGGCGATCAGCGCCTGGACCTGCAGCTTGGTCATCCCCGCACTGGTGAGCAGGGCGCCGAGGGCGGCGATGTCCTGGGCGCTGGTGGTGTTCACCGGGGCCAGGTCGGGGATCCGTAGGTCAACGTCGGTCATGTGCACTCCTGAGCTGAAGAGGAACGAGCTGAACTGTCGACGTGGGCTGATGCGTAGCGGCGGCGGGCTGCAGTTGACATGTCGGCATGGGTAGGAGCAGTAGGGGCAGGAGGTGTCGGATCAGGGGAGAGTAGACGTGGCATGTCGGGCTTGGGGGGATGTGCCACGGGCTGACTCGGCTCGTCGGTCGTGGGTAGGCAAGGGATGAGGTGTCGGGTTGAGACGAAACGATCCGAACAGTCGGGCAGAGACGCGTTGGAGACGTGTTGACGTGTCGATCGAGGAGAAGATCAGAGGCGAGATGTCGCAGGGATCCGGGACGTGAGGCGATGAGATGTCGATAAGAACTGAGCCGTGTGGCAGTGATCCGACGAGTCGGCGTGAGGCGTGCAGGTACGGGTAGTCGGTGCGGGACGTAAGGAGTAGAAACGAGATGTCGACATGAGTAGAGCCGGCACGACAAGTCACTAGGCATGAAAAAGGCGTCAGGGACCGTGGTCCGCTGACGCCTTGTTTGAATCATGACTCGATGCTACCCCTCCCCTCCCTCTGAAGCAACTGGATCAGGTGCGGAGTGAGGTGATCTGGCTTGGCTAGTCGTTAGCCCCAGACAGGCCAAAGCCTCCTGCCACAGTCGATCTGACCAGGGTGGGGCCAAGGCAGCCTGTGCCCGGCCCCACTCCTCCGGAGATGTCGCTATGACCTGGGGACGAGTGGACGTGTCGGATCGGACTTGAGGTGACGTGTCGATGGGGCGAGGGGAGGAGGACTGACGTGACTGGTCGAACGGGGAAGGCTTGAATAGACCTGGCTCGTCGACGGGGATGGAGAGGACTTGGGCTGGCGTGTCGGGGGTGAGGGGCTCAGCGTAGACGCGTCTTGGCAAGGCAAGTCACTCCCCCGGTTGAATGATCCTCAGCTCGGGGATCGGGTACTGATCCGGGAGCAACTCCACCTTCGGCCTGGTCACCCTGCGCCCGGACTCCACGCACTTGTCACACAAGGTGACCTCCTGTTCCTGGCCGCCCATGGTCGTTCCCTTCCACAGGTGCCAGCCCTTGGCCCTGGCCACGTTCTCGGTGTCAGGGCCCCGGTCGAGGATCATGGAGTTGCACGAGGAGAACCGGTCACAGTAGAGATTCATGTATCTACCTATTTGGTGAGAGGTGAAGTGAGAAGGGATGATTAGTCGAGACGGTTGGAACAGGTCTGAGTCGCGATGATGAGTCGGATGGATGCGTGTCGGGTCGAATGGTCGGGCTTGTAGGAGTCTTGCGTAGGGTCGGGTAGTCAGATGTGACCCGAGGTGGAGGAGACTTGACTGGTCGCTGTGATCAGAGCCGACAAGAGTTGACTGGTCGATGAAGACAGTCACACCAGGTCCCACCGGGACACTTACCATGGTCGCCGGTCTTGCAGTCCTTGCACACGAAGCTAGGTCTCATCGGTTGCCCCTCTCCAGATACCAAGGAAATAGGAAATTAATACCGTGACGATGACTCCTACCGTGACTCCTGATCCGGATAAATGAGGCAACACATAGGTGGCTATGCCACCCAGGATGGCCAGGGATACAACTGGTAGGTACCTGTTCATGCCGCCTTGCTCCGGCTCCGGGTGCGGACGCTGGGCAGCTCGTCCGGGTTCTGAACGGTGGCGGCCTTGATGATGCCGGCGGTTTCCTTGTCCCACCGGGTGACCCGGTAGGTGCCGTAGCCCTGGGAGCGGCTGGCCCCGAGGCCGTTCATCTGCCCGGTGGTCCACAGCATCCCCCAAAAGTCGTCGGTGAAGGGGAAGTCGCTGACCACGGTGAAATCGAACACGGCCCCGTGTACGGCTTCCTGGTACTGGATGCTGGAGCCGAACCGGGTGTGGACGAACTGCTGCTTGACCTCGGATTCCTTCTCCACGGGCACCAGGTCGACGCTGCCGGGTTCCTGGCCCGGGATCCGGACGTACAGGGGCAGGTTGACCTCTTCCACGAAGACGTGCTCAGGGAAGAAGCCGCCGATCCACTTCTTGGTGTTGCCCCAGCCCCGCTGTTCGATCTTGCCGGAGGACACGGCCACGGATACAGCTTCCTTCATGGCCGCCTTCAAGCACCGGGCCGGGTAGACGAACTGGCCGTCCGGGGTGCGGATGAACCCGTTGAGGTTCTTCAGCTTGTTGACGATCTCCAGGGCCTCGTCGGCACCAACCTTCCGGTCGACCATGGTTTCGGCGACCATGCGGTTGATCTGGTCCTCTGTGGTGATCCCGGCCTTCGACTCGATCCAGCCTCGGGCCACGTTCGGGTCGCTGGGGATGCCGCCGATGAGGGTGTCGACTTCGATGGTGCCGTAGTACCTATAGGGGAATGAGGCATCCTTGATGCCTTCGAACACTGACGCAGTCACGATGATGTTCCTTTGGTAAACGGGTGAGCAGTGGAGGGGGTTGGGCTGTCGTAGCGGGATGCACTGGCGTGTGCGGGGTAGTCGTGGGGGTGGGGTGGATCGGGGTGGGAGTGTCGCAGAGGGTCGGAGCTGAGCGGGAGTGTCGTTACTGCACGCTCTGCCACATGCGGGTGATCTCATCGTCGGTGAACACGTCCCCCACGTTCCTGGCCCCCACCTTCACCGCCAGGGCGCGGAGGAAGGCCGCCTGGAGGGCGTTTCCTCGGGCGCGGGCGGTGTAGTCGGAGATCGCGAACTCCAGGTCGTCCCTGTCCATGTCCCGTAGCCGTTTGCGCTGTTCGTCGGTGTTGACGACGTACAGCACATCGAGCCAGGAGGACAGGGCCGTGGTGTCACCGTTTTCGAACCGCTGAGCTGCCTCGTTGAACACCCGGTGGGCGGACTGTTGCTTGACGCGGGTCCGTTCGATGCGGATCACGTCGCCGAGCATCTTGGCGATGATCGAGGCGGCATGGGCGTCGAGGAACTCGGTCAGGAGACCTGGGTCGTCGCGGCGTAGCTGTTCTACGACTTGAGCGGCGAGGGTTCCGACGATGTAGGTGTCACCGGCCCGGTCAAGGACATCATCCACGTATTTACGGACTTCTCTGACCGGGTCCCGTCGTATTGCTATCCTCATCTTTCGTCCTCTTTGTCGGTCTAGATACGGAGTGACTAGGCTAGTCGCTCGGGTGCGATACGGGCGGAGCTGTCGGTGCGAGGGGAGGCGATTTGCGCTGAACTGATTCGTCGGTATGAAGCGAACTGACTAGATGTGTCGAGGCGGGGCGGGCTGAGGGTGATCTGATCCGTCGATATGGAAGCGAAGTGACCTGATTCGTCGGTATGAAGCGGGTGGCAGCGAGATGACTCGTCGGTATGGAGCGAATAGACATGGCTCGTCGATGTGAAGGGATGCGAGGCGTCGGGCTGGAGTTGAACCGATTGGAGACGTCATGATGTCTGAGCGTGGTCGAAGTGATCCTGCAGCCATTCACGTATGCACATGTACATGTCTCCCGGTGTGCCTCCGTTGACGCTTTTGGTCTTACGGCGGAGGAACTGTGCTGGGGACCAGGTGTCCATCTCGTTGATGATGAACTTGATCGTGTCCGCTCTGATCTGCTTCTCCCGGTCGGGGGTCCACAGCAGGCCCTCCTGGTTGAGGAGGGCGGGGGCTGACACTCCACGCCACCGGGCGGCGGCCAGGACCCTGGTGACTCGTTCGTACGTCTCGGTGTCCAGGATGAGCACGGTCTTCATGATGTGGGCTCCGGCTGATCCATCCGATCGAGCAGGGCCATGATCCCGTAGGCGGTGGCCATGGCGATGTGATAGTTCCGGGTGGCTCCGCGTTGCTTGTACAGTTCGTCGCCTTCCAGCTCCTTCTTCATCCGGTAGGCCAGGATCCGTTCCCTGGCACCTGGTTCCGCGGCGGTTAGCTCGGGACCATAGATCCGTGCAACCTTCTGCCTGGCGTCGTCTTCGAGCCGGTCGATGAAGGCATTGCGCTTCTCGGCCCGCTCAAGATGCCGACGGGCCTTCTGCTCATTGGTCTGCTGGTCGGACACGTAGACTCCCTGTCTCTGTGCCCGGCGGGGATCTGGGGGTCAACCCGCCGGGCGCAGCCGTGTGGTACTCCGTCGAGCTGAGCACCTCCGTGAAGCCTACAGGGGAGGGGAGGGGTTCGGCAAGTCGGGGGAGACGACCCGGACGGTGGGGCACGGCCAGTAGCATCCACATTGGACACAGATTGGTTCCGGGCCCACCATCAGGTGCAGGGTGAGGATCCCATTTCTGATCTTGGCGATCTCATGGTTCCGAGTGGCCAGGGCGCGGAGCAGGGTCAACTTGCCGCCGGTGTCAGGCGACCCGACGGTCTTGTTCTCGCTGGTTGGCACGATGTTCATCATCCAGTCTCTTGATCGCGGCCCGCCGGGTGCCGATCATCTCGGCCAGGGTGGTGGCGTCCATGTCATCCTCCTGGAGCTTGGCATGGATCTTCTGCCGGCGACGGATGGCCAGGGCGGGGGAGATGACGTGGGTCAGCTCCTCGATCCAGGCGGCTGACATCTTGATCTGTTCGATATCGTCCATGGCGTCCAGTTCAGCCCACAGCGCCTCCTGCCAGTTCATCGTGTACTCCTTCCGGATAGGTCTTTGATCATCTCCCGCAGTGTCTCACCGCTGGAGAGGGATACCTCCCCTTCCTCAATTATGACGTACGTGTCGTCCTGTACGTGTTGCAGAACAAGCACCCGGGTGGCGTCCATACAGGCGGACAGCACCCGGGTGGGGTCAAATGGCGAGGTCAAGACTCTCCTTAAGTGATGATCTCCCAGTGGACGGTGAAGGTGGAGATCCCCTTGTTCCGGGCCAGGGCGAGGGTGTGTCGGGTGCCGGACGAGTTGTCCTTCAGGAACCCGATACACATGTCCGCTCCCAGGTCGACCATGGCCTCGTTGCGTCGGGGGCCGGCGGCTTTGCCGTGCAGGCGCCAGTCGGCGGGGTGTCGTTCCACGCTGACACCGGCATCTTCCCGGCGCAGTGCCCAGGCGTCAATGACCCGATCAGCCCCGGTGGGGCAGTTGCCGTGGACGACGGTGAGCTTCTGGCCGAGGATGTCGGCGAGAGCGAGGACCATGTTGAGGATGGTGTGGATCCGCTGGGTGGCGTAGACGCCCTCCCAGTCCCGGGACCCGGTGACGAGGAGCCTCATAGCTTCTTGTCCTTCTTGAAGTCGTGCTCATAGACCATGTACAGGTACATGAACCAGCCGGCAAGGAAGGTGAGCAGAAGGCAGATCCAGCCGAGAAGCTGCTGCCCGCCGGTCATCCTTCGTCCTTCCGCTGTAGCCCGTGAACAGCTTCCCGGGTGCGTTCCAGCTCCCGGTGCAGCCTTTCGCTGGGATCGCGACCGAGGCGGTAGCAGATCAACAATTGATCTAGTGCGACGCACCTCTCTCTCCAGGCCGTCACCTCTTGCCGCAAATCGGCTATCTCTCGCCTGAGTAGAGCTACCCGGCTGCGTGAACCGGGTGCGCGTCCGGTTTCCATCACTCGTCCTTCAGCCACTCGCGGCGGATCATCTGGGCCAGGTCCCAGAAGGGGACACCATCGTCATTGAACATGGCGATGGAGTCCGAGTAGCCGTCATCACGCCTGATCGTTGGATCAACGATTGGACCATAGCCATCAATGGTCCAGCCGTACCACCGGGCCACCTCCGGGTGCAGGGCACTCGTAAGCCAAGGATCCCCATCCTTGCGGAGCTGTAGCCCGTTCTGCAGGGCGACCTCGGTCGCCACCCCCAGGGCGCAGAACCTCTCGATCCGCTGGACAGTGGTGCCCTTTCCGTGGGTCACGCTGCTCCGTCGCAGGGTGCCCTTGCACTGCTCGTAGTTCCCTGATTCCAGGGCGGCGGCGAACAGCTCCACGCGTTCCTTATTCACCATCGGTCTTCTCCTCCCAGTAGCGGTCGATGATCTTGTAGAGCTTGTCCCGGGCCTGCTCCACGGCTAGATATTCCTGCTGGTAGTCCCAGGGATCACTGGAGCTGTCCGGGAGCCTCTTCCAGGCTTCTGCGCACTCCAGGGCGGCCTGGACTATAAGGTCTACGGTGTCGGCCACAGTGCCTCCAGGATCAGGTTGACGAGCCCGTTCACGTCGGCGTAGACCATGATGATGGTGCCGTCATGCCACTCAGCCGGGTGAACAGGATGGATCTTGAAGCAGGCGTCCTCATCCTTCAGGCATTCCTCTTCACTGGGGCAGGCTGCTCGGATCTTGTCCGCGAGCATGGTCCGGAGTGTCTCCCGGTCCATCTTGATCATTGGGATCATTGAGCTTCTCCTCCAAGGAGGCCAGGGTGCGGTGGGCTGAGTCCAGGTCTCTATGAACTCTGGCCTTGGCAAACATCAGGGTGTGGGTGTCGTAGGGGACCTTGGGGGCTTCTTCGGTCATTTGGTTCAGGTCTCCGAGCACGTCCTCCAGGGCCAGGATGTAGCCACGGGTGTAGGCGACCGTCTCCCGGATGGCGCTGGGATCAGTCGGTTGTTCTAGGGACTGCCACTTCTGATGTGTCATCCTCCGTTGTCACCTTCTCCACATATTCGGACATTTTGGCGCAACACATCTCAAACCCGAGGAACCATTCCTGGGGCCGGGGGATGTGCGCCTGGCTCTCCCGCAGTCGCATGGAGTACGCCCACATGGCGTCCTCGGCCTCCTTGAGCGCGTACACCTGCCCGGAGGCGAAGCCCTGCGCCCAGCGTTCCCTGGGGGCCTGGTCCTTGTACTTCATCCGGGCCAGGAGGGCGCCGACGATGAAGCCGAACGCTGTCGTCAGGAACCCTGCAACGAAGGAGACCATCCCCCCACCCTACCCCTCCCTATGCCAGGACTCAAGGTGTCCTGTTTCATTGATCAGGCTCCCTGTCCCGGCCCCCCGCTCCATCGATCA